GAGGAGAATCTAGAGAATTGGGTAAAAGAGGACAGGGGTTTTCCCACTGCTGATTGCCGGTTAGTTCTAAGATACGCCATATCACTGTATAAGATTAGGGGAACTAAAAAGTTTTACGAAATCTTAGGTAGATTTTATGGTGTAACTTTTAACCTTACAGAAGTAGAAGGCAGTACTAAAGCTGTAACTGGATTTTCTGGTGATGGGTCAGTAAAGTATGACAATGTTTCTTACTATGATACTCCATCAGCTACTTATGATACAGAGACAGATTGTTGGGAATGTGTTCCTATGATTTTAACTATCGGTATACCAAAAGGTCAATGGAATTTTATGACCAAGAAAGATCAAGAGATTCAGGAAAAACTTTTAGAAGAATGGAAGTCTATGAATCCAGATGCTACAGAAGAAGAGATTCAGCAAGCTAAGGAACATATATCTACTGAGCATCCATCAGATTATAGTGATAAGGTAAAAGAGACTTTGATAAACATAGTTAACAAATATCTGCCAGTAAATGTAAAGTACTTTGAACCAAATGATAGTTCAGTGGTATTTGAACAAACTTCTGCAGTAATTTATATCGTATAACATGCTACTGATATCATTATTATTTGCAGCTGCCCAAGATCAAAAATTAGACAATGCAGTTCAATCTTTAACAAGGTCATCCATAGAGTTAGCGGAAGCAGCTTCTAACTACGGGGCATTAAAGGTAATCTTCGGTATCTTTATGGTATTAGTTCTAGTATTGGTAGTGATGTTTATGTATACCATCTGGAACTTAAACAAAAAGATATCTGTAGTATCAGAGTCTTCTAGTAAGGTCACAGAATTCTTCGATGGAGCTGCTGATTCTACAATAGGTGTAACTGAGGCACAGATTCTTATACGAAGTGAATTCAATTGCCTTGGTCATATACTTAAGTATGCCATACTACGAATAAGACTCGAGAATCATATAGATAATAAAGAGTCAGTAATAAAGAAAGTAGACATATTAGTTAACAATGAGTATTCAGAACTATGTGGGCTTATGTCTAACTTTAATTGTGATGGCAAATCTCTTTCGACCATATTTGAACTTCAAGATAATGAAGCAATAAAAGATATGGTAATAGAACAAATATACATACCCAAGGATCAATTCTCCATTTCAAATATGGATCAATCAGTAAGTATGTATCTCAATGGATTGAAATTGATGTACCTTAAAAAATTATAACCATGGAACGAAAATTATTACCGATCATTGACTTTGCTCATGGGTCAGATGTACCTGGAAAACAATCACCAGATGGTAAACATAAAGAATATTTATGGAGTCGTAAAGTAGGTGGAATGCTAGCTGAACGTCTCAAGCAGGAGGGATTCAAGGTAGCATTCACTAATACCTCAGATAAAGAAATCGGGTTATCTAGAAGAAGAGAAATTGCAAATAATCTAGATACTCCACTTGGGGGAACTAAATTTCTGCTATCCCTCCATAATAATGCCACAGGCATGGGGAATGAATGGTGCACTGCAAGGGGATTTGAAATTTATACTACCAAGGGCCAGACTCGTTCTGATTTATTTGCTACAGTAATATTTGAGCAGCTTCAGGAAGACTTCCCGATTACCGATGGATATAAACACCGTATGGATAAATCAGATGGTGATCCAGATAAGGAAGCTAACTTTACTGTACTAATGGGAAATAATTACTGGGGAGTACTGCTTGAGTGGCTCTTCCAGGATAATCCAGATGATGTAGCTTTATTAGAGGATGATAATATAAACCATAAATTGGTTGAGTCTTTAACTAAGGCACTCATTTTCATAGACGAAAACTTGGATAAATTAAAACTGTAGAGATATGGCTAATAATGTAACCGTGGTTAATAACGGTGTAGTTCAACAGAGGTTCTATCAAGTATATGGTGACTTGATTGAATCCAAAGAAACCATGGAACCCATAGCTATTGCTCATGGTAATGGACCTATATGTGGATTTGATATTGTAGATACTTCTACTGATCATGTAATAATCCGTGGTTCATGGGATCCCAATTTATCTAGCGATGGTATATCCGCTCCGCCAGTATTAAAGAAAGCTAATCGTAGAGTCATACTATCAGACGGGGAAAATAATGGTGGAAATGTAGTTAATGCCATAGTAACTAATGATGGGCTTATACATATATGTCCAGTTACTCTGGATTTTACTGATGTAAAGCCAACTGGTGGATGGTTTGATCTAAGTAATCCAAGTAAGTTTGTGGCTTTTGCCATGAAAGTAAGCCATACCTATACTCCAGTAGCAGATGCTAGTAATATTGGGGTTAGTGATTTTAGTATTACTTGGTTAACACTAGAAAAGAGTACTGGGGGTACTTATAGCCCTGCAGAGGTAGCCTCTTTAGACTTCTCATCCCTTGTAGGCACTATATTACCATCTGGTTGGATAAATAGGAATACTGATTCTTTAGTTGGTATATACATTGTAGGGTATGACCCAAGTTGGGGAGACAACGATGTATATGCCTCTTTCGGATATAAAATGGCTTTGGTATCATATGATGGTAAATGGCCAGTAAGTCCTTTCACAAACGGGTCATTTGATATACTTTCACTTAATCAGAAAGTAAAGAATATACCAGTCATAGAGGATGATATTGATAGCTTGAAAGGGCTGAACAGTATACTTCAGAACCAGGTGAATACTCTTGGTAAAGGTATAGAATGTGATTACACTTTAGATATTAATGTTACAGATGAAGGGACCGGTGATGGTACAGTAAGTATTACTATAAAGAAGCTGGTGTATCTCGGAGTAAGTCTTTATGAAGGAGCTGGAAAAACCTTTATCAGTAATACTCTGTATTTAAACAATATAAGGGCCATATACTTAGACATATTATCATCAGGTACTAATCCAGATACTGGTTTACCTTCTATCTCCAAATGGGGACTAAGTCTTGGATCGAGTACTGTTAGGTTAACTAATCCAAGTGACATTAGGGGAAGCTTATCTGGTGATTTTCAAGGAACTGGAGAATCTGGTTCTATAACCGCTGGTATTATATGCCTAATAAATAAAGATGGTCAAATATCAGATTCTTACTATGGTCTAGTAGGTAATGGTAAAAGTTCAAAAGTAGTAAAACCTTCTGACGATCCAAGTTATTATCTGGCATTAGTATTAAATAACTTCTTTAATAGGTTCACCAATACAGCCGATGTATTAGATACATCCTCAGGAAGGGATAAGAGGTATACTAGAGTATTCATAGATACCAAGAGTGGAGGTTTAACTTCAAGTGATACTTGTGGAATAACCTTCAGATTGTACCCAACAGGTATAAACTTATCTTGGTATGTATACCTGAGCAACACCTCTTCCCCATATACTCAAGGTACTTTCAGGTTAGATTTGAATTCAGAGTTGGCTTTACATTTCAAGCCTTATGTATTAAAGAACCTATATGATTTCTATAAGAAGGTAACTGCTCAAGAATCTGGTGGGAAGTTGTTATTGCAAAGTATGCCATTGATGGTGAATACTACTCAGAGTGGAACAGAGCAAGAAGTAAATGGTCATATCTTTGTTTATTTAAGAGATGATTCATCTGGCAATTTCTATTTGGAAGTAGTAGTGAGTACTATAAGTGGTTCATCTTCTGCTATCAGAAGTACTTATTTTGGTACTACATTTATCCCATTTATGTTGAATGATGTATGGGATTTATGTAACATTGGAGATGTATCAATTACTCCGAATGTATAGATACATATTAAACACAAGCCATAGTTGAGTTGGTTAAGTGGGGCCGGAGTGGGATTATGTTTAATCCTGCTCTGGCTTTTTTATTGTCTAAGATCTACAGCAGCTTGTTCTAAAGTTTTTTGTATGTTCTTTCTCATGTGAGAAAACATATTTACTGCAAATTTATCTCTTGGCAACTCAAAGTAATCAATCAAGTGAAGGATAGATAACTTACCGTGTGATTCCTTTATTCTTGACTCAAACCATTTGGGGGGTTCAAGCTGTATCTTCATAACCAAATACTCATCAGGTGTAAGATGTTCTTTCATGTATTCATGGAATCTTTGTGATTGTTCTTCCTTGATACGAGTTTCTTCTGAGTCATCAAGTAATTCCTTGTTATTATCAAATAGGACTTCAAATGAAGTTAACTCCTGATTAAATTCTGCCTGTTTAGTATAGGCATTACGCAATAACTTACTCTTGAAAGTTTGAAGGGAAGATAAAAGAGTGGCCTTTAATCTTTCTTCATCATACTCACTTTGATATTTATTGAATACATACAAGAACTTATCCCAGAAAAAAGAGTTGATTATATCTGGTGTAACATTAAATCTTCTAGAATCTATTCCCCTTACTAATCTGCGGATTAATGGTTTACAGGTTTTATACAACCTATTAAACAAATCCTCATCATAAGGTTTTAATTCTGTTAACCGATGTAGTTCACTTCCGTTATTGCCCTTCATAGTAGTAAAGATTTTTTAACAATGCAAATATAATATAATAAGTAACAACTTGTATGAATTTATAAAAATTATTTCACCGTTTGTGTTGAAGTTAGTTCAAAGATGAGCTTCATGAACTATATCATCTAGCAGATACTATTGATAATACATCCTGAATATTATATAATATATGAAACAAAACAAGGTAAAGAAGAGGTTAAACTCATGTGATAAATTCACTTTTTCCATAGAGTTTCAATTAGAAGTATTAAGGTTTCTGATACAAGGCAAGGAATCTCTTTTATATATCTCAAAGATAAAGCCTGGGTATTTTACTCTGATAGAACATTCTATCTTAGTAGAAGCCTTGATCAAATTTGTTAAGAAGTATCAGAGAATCCCTAGTGAAGTTTTAATGATAGAACAGGTAAAGACTTTATTGGAAGGCAAGGATTATACAGATTTGGTTACAAAGGAAGATATCCCCAATATTCATAAGTTAATATATGAACTGTATAACAAGCCATTAAAGGATGTAGATATAGTTTTGGAAAACATACATAAGTTCATTGCCTATATAGAATTAAAGGCTTTGAATGAGAGTATGGATTTCTCAGATTATAACTCATATGAAACATACCAATCAAAGCTAACCAAGATCCTTCAAAATTCAAAGCCACAAAAGAAGGATGAACCATTGTTAATGGTTAGTGGAACTGCAATGCGTCAACTTATGAGAAAGGTTGATCCGGATGTAGTTCCTACTCCATTTTGGCAATTGAATAAGTTGGGTAATGGGGATGGGTATCCTAAGAATTCTTTATTTGTGTTGATTGATCGACCCAAACGGAGAAAGACCTTTGCACTTATAAATATAGCAAGGGGATACTTGGCAATGAGGAAGAACGTATTATATATTGATACTGAGAATGGTAAGAACCAGTTAATGGATCGTATGATCCAATCTACTCTCAACAAAACTAAGAGAGAGATGTTAACTGGTGATTATGATAAGATGGAGCAAAGACACATGCGTAAATATAAACGTCTTGGTGTAGAGTTTATAGTTGAGCGTGTACCAGCAACCATTGCCGATTGTAATACTATCAAGAATCTAGTCAGGAAGTTAGAATCAGAGAAAGGTATAAAGGTGCATGTCATCATGATTGACTATGCTGCAAAGTTAGCTTCTATTTCCAGAGATAAGGATGATGTAGAACGTATTAACAACGTATATATTGATATAGATAATATGGGTGATGAACTTGGGCTAGATGCCATTTGGACTGCTCAACACGTTACCCGAGAAGGCGCTAAGCATCAAGAAACAAGATACGAGGATAATGATATTGCTTCTGCTATATCAATTATAAGAAATGCAAAATGCGTAATGGGGTTGAATTCTACACCAGATGAGGAAGAACATAATATAATGAGAATGGAAGTTGTAGTTCAACGAGATGGAGTTCCAACCGGTAGAGTTATGTTCAATATGGATCCAGAAAGACAACGTATGAAAGAGTTCTCAAGAGAAGCCAGAGCTAAATATGATGAGTCCATGGGTAGACAAGTAGATGATATGCTTAAAAAGAAAAAGAAGGTAAGTAATCCCAATGCAAACTCTGAAAAGAGGAGTAAAACCACTGGTGATATTTAGTAACACATTATAAACCTTAATAATTAAAGTTGTATGGCACGTATTATTGATTCTATGGATTTGGCGTTTGGAGAAAAGGTTACTTCCTGTCCCAAATGTAAAAAGCTAATAGCCTGTTTTCCAAATGAAGTATTCTTAGATTTATCTTATGGTTCTGGACATTTTGGAGAAGAGAGTATTGTATGTCCTCAATGTCATAGTATACTTCATCTCAATGAGTTTCATACTGTAGAACATATGTAATCATGGATATCAGATTGCTAAAGATATTCCGTAGGAGAGCTTCTAAAGAGATATGCTTAAGAAGACAACCAGGTAATAGGTATGAAGTGGTATGTCCAATAAATGAAGAAAATACTCTTGGATGTTTTACTAAACAATGGGTTCACATAAATAGTCCAAAAGCTTCTATTACATTTAAGATGTGTACTCCCAATGGCAGTACTTTCATAAATAGAATAGGGTATAATCAATACGATGCGTATATTATACCATTTAACACTAATTTTCTAACTATGGAAGAAGCTATTTTAGAGATATCCAAGATTAGGAGAGGTTATATACAATATCACTTAGTGCCGGAGTTCTGCAAAGGATTACCCATTAAGTAGTAATCACCCGGCTATGGATAACATGGTCGGGTATTTTTGTTTACTTATATGAAACTTAACAGCAATATCAAAGGTTTTCCTTTATACCATGTAACTAAAGATGGAAAGGTATATACATAAAATAAAGACTGGTTATTATGAAGCTTAATAATAATCTCAAGGGCAGGCTCCATCAATACTTTATAAGAAAGATAGGGGCTTTTGATTACAGACACTCATGGATGAAGTCAGATTGTCCATACTGTGGTAGAGAAAAGAAGTTTGGTATCAACCTTTCAAGCAATAGGTGCAATTGTTTCCGATGTGGAGAACATCCCTCCCCTATTGGATTAATCATGTATCTAGAGAATACAGATAGTTTTCAAGAAGTACTGCATATACTTGAATCGGGTGATTATTCTGGATATGTATTTAAGGAGGAGAAGGTTGAATTAAAAGGTAAGAAAGAATTTTTCCTCCCTGATGGATTCAAGAATATATCTATGGGTAATTCTGTATTGGCAAAGTCAGCCAGGAATTATTTGAAGAGAAGAGGATTCAATATAGATGAATTGGCTCGTAAGGGATGGGGATATTGCAATGAAGGTAAGTACCTGGGTTATGTAATTATCCCATTTACGGAGCATGGGCAATTAACTTATTTCAATGCCAGATTATATATGGGCGCTGGCCCCAAATATAACAATCCAGAAGTAGATATAACAGGTTTGGGAAAGAGTTTTATTATTTATAATGCAGATGCTCTAGAAATATATAAAACAGTTTATATTTGTGAGGGTGCAATTAATGCAGAGACTATCGGAGAAAATGGGATTGCAACGGGAGGCAAGGCCATTTCAAGATATCAGGTGAATAGATTTATTAAAAGCCCAGTAGAAAAGTTTATTATATTAATTGACCCAGATGCTAAGGATAAGGCATTAGACCTGGCTTTCAAATTAGTACCCTTTAAAAAGGTAAAGGTGGTATTTCTACCTGATAATGAAGATGTGAATTCTTTGGGTAAGAGAAAGACTTTAGAATATGTACGAAAGACGACATATCAGACTTATCAAGAACTTTTAACTATAAAATCAGAACTAAAATTATAAATTATGGCACTTTTAATTTGGGTTATATCAGTGGTATTACTTTCATTTATTACACTTATTGTAACTACTTGGTTATGCAATATAACCGACTCTTCAAATAGCCTTATTCATAATAACAAATATAACAAGTATAAGATTTATTACGATGCCTCATGTGACCTATATTATTGTAAGATGGTAACTAACTATCTGTTGGGTATTATCCCTATTTGGAGGAAGGTCAAATATTCAGTACCATCAGGATTTGAAGATTCAATTTATCATATATGGTATGAAGATAATTCAGAAATTATACGGGTTGAGATGAATAAAAGTTACACTGAATACTGTGAAAGAAATGATAAGTTAAAAGCTAAGGCAAGAGTAGTATATAAGAGTTATGAATAAGGTAAAGAGAGAACCGTCAATCCATATATCCAAATCTTTATTCCGTAAATTATGGAATGAGATTGGGGATAAAGTATCAGAAGAATTTGTGGATAAATTTTTTACAAGAGCCAGGCAATATTCTTTGGATCACAGATCTGTAGTAGGAGAGAATAAACCCATAAGAAAAAAGGCTATCAGTAGAACTTCAGGTAGTATAGGGGATGCTAATTTATTAGCCGATATTATATACTCTACTAGAATACAACTAAAACATATAGGAGTAACCAAAATAAAGCAAACAGATTTACAATGGGCATCAATAAAAGAGTTGGTACCTGTTGTAAATGAATTCTGTCAAAAGTATGGATTTGAACCTCGCCATGGTTATATTGAATTTGTAACTACTGGCCTTAAACTCATGGCTCAAGCCAAGAGAGTTAATTATAACTTCTGTGCTAATTGGTTATATCAAAGAGTTAATTGGATAATTGAGATATATGATTCTGAGATAGAAGTTAAAGAGGATAAATATCCAGAATATAGTAGAGAGGTATATGAGAACTATACCAAGGAAATTCTTGACAGAATAGGTATCAACAATACCTATGATAAGAATCCACAAGAATATGTATGGTTTGTGAGAGCAAGAAAACTTGCAGATGAGATAGGGGTTGACTATGAAACTTTTGTTCAGGCTCAATTCTATGCTCTTGAATTCTGTAATGGTATACCTAAGATAGAAGATTTATCAAATGATAAGGCTCGTCAAAGAGTAATTAATTATATGGCTAAATTTAACATTGTATCCCGACCCAAGTCTGAACATGTGGATTGGGATGCCTTTAAAAGATAGGATATGAAAAGATATGATCCAATGGTAGAAGCAGCTAAACCCTTATTAGTGTTATATACTGTAGCTATAATAATTGGTTTGATATTGGGTATTATTTGTTGGATATTTGATATAAGAATATGATAACTATAACTATCAAGAACTGTAATGTTTGTGAGATTTCTGGTCCAGCTAAATTCACAAACAAATTATATGAGGCTTTCAGGATCAAGCATCCGGATGCCTGGCATATATTGATGTATAGCAGGGCAAAGAATTGGGATGGGTATGTAAAATATATCTCAAACTATGGTCAATTCAAGATAGGCCTACTGAATAAGGTTTATAATGAATGCTGTAAAATGGGACAAAAAGTAAAAATTATAGATAATAGACCCCCGTTAGGAATTAAACCAGTAATTCCAGATATACTGGGAGATAAAAATCTACGGGAAGTACAAAAAGAAGCTCTAGAAAAGATATTAAATAATCGTGTAGGGGATACTCCTTTCCTGATTTGTGCATCAGACCTGGCTGTAAATTTTGGTAAGACACTTATATTCTGTGGGTTACATCAAGCCTTCAATAGGAAATTGAAAACTGTGTTGTTATTAAACAGTGCAGATTTGTTTAAGCAATTCAAAAAGGAGATTCCAGAGTTGTTACCAGGTGAAAAGATTGCATTTATCCAAGGTAGTAAATGTAATGATTGGGGTAACTTCAATGTGTGCATGGTACAGTCATTATCGTCTAACATAAAACGGTACCAAAGATTCCTATCAGAAATTGATATGGTATTAATAGATGAGGCTGATGTCATAGATAACAAAACCTATAAAACCGTAATACAGCACTTATACAACTCTAGAATACGAATTGGATTGAGTGGTACAATTTACATGAGTGACCAGAAGAAGAAATTGATACATAACCTAAATATCATGTCTTTCATTGGTGATAAAGTTAACCAAGTAAAACTGGTTGATATGATAGAGAAAGGATATTCTACTCCCATCACCTGTAAACTGGTATATGCTCCCTTTAAGTATTCTAAAGAAGTTGACTATCCAACAGAATACAAAGAAGTGATATGTGATAACAAAGAAGCTTGGAAGTTTTCTCTTGATCGTACAAGATACAATCTGAAGAGAAAAAGATTGCCAGCTCTTATTGTATGTAAGTTCATTGACCATTGTGAAAATCTTTACAAGTATTACGTTAAACATCTTGGAAATGATTACAGTATACAATATGTACATCATAAGACAAAAGGGCGTGATAAAATTCTACAAGATTTCAGGGAAGGGAGAATTGATGTGCTAATTGCTACTACAATCATTTCTAGAGGTCAAAATTTCCCTGAATTGAAATATCTTCAGAATACTGCATCAATGGATTCTAATGAAAAATCGATACAGATATTGGGACGTCTTGCAAGAACTCACATGAATAAGAAGAAGGCATATCTTGATGACCTTCAATTCCCTGGTCATTACCTTAAGAGGCATGGCAATCATAGAAAAACGTATTATCAGAAAGAAAATTTAAAGGTAATCAAGGTGGAGGGATAATACTCACGCGTATGCGTATATACTTACCTGTATATCTCTATTAGTATTTTAGTATACTAAAATACTAATAGAGGTTTATATAGCTAAAGCTATATAAACTTATACTTTCTATACTTACTTTAGTAAGTCTTTAAGCTAAAGCTTAATAATGCGCACGCACGCATAAGGGATTGCCTGAAAGTTAGTGCATATACTATTCTACATCAATGAAACAGAAAAAACCTATTAACTATTGAATGATATCAAACACTCGAATATATGGCTAAGAAAAAGAAAGACAAACTTAAAGATGCCAGGGAAGAATTAGAATCAGGTGATATCCTTGAACCAATGGATATTTCTAAGTTGGGAACAAACGGAGATGTATGCTTTGGTAAGCATTATGATCTTTCAACCAAGGAATGCAAGATGTGCGGGGATTCCGAATTATGTTGTATCAAGTTCACAGATCTAATGGGTAAGACCAGAAAGGAATTAGAAGCTGATACCCAATACAAGGATTTGGAACCTTTGATTGATATGGCAGGTTGCAAGAAGTATTACCGTAAATTGGTAAGGGATAAACTTGGTAAGAGAGAAATACTTGATAAGCTTCAGAGTAGGTTTGAATTATCACGTAAAGAAGCAAGAGACTTATACCGTAAATTTAACAGTAAATAACATGATTCAATTAGAGTTCACAAAGATTCGGGAGGTTAAATCCCCCAACCGAGCAAACGAAGGGGATGCAGGTTTAGATTTCTATATCCCTAAGTTATCAGAAAAGGATATACTAAGGGTGGGGGAAAAAGATTTACGTGATATGGTTGGTATCAACCGTAAGATGTATAGTAAAGGTTATATCAAGTTCAATGGTCTGGGAACTGATGATCTTTATGTAATCGTTAAACCTCATGGAAGGTTGCTTATTCCATCAGGTATAAAGGTACTGATCAATCCCAAAGAGTCTATGCTAATGGCAGCAAACAAATCTGGGGTTGCTACTAAAGATGGGTTGACATTCACTGCAGAGATTGTGGATAGTCCATATACTGGTGAAATGCACATAGGTATACAAAATAATTCACCTGAAGAAGTATGGATACCTCTTCAACAGGATAAGAAGATAATGCAGTTCATCCATGTTCCAATCCTACTTTCAAATCCTATAGAGATACCCAATGAGGAGTATGAAGAGAAAGCAAAGGACTGGGGAACAAGAGGAGACAAAGGATTTGGTGCACACGATAACAAATAAGACGATGGACTCGAGGGACATAAAAGAAGAACCTGGTATCATACAGGGTGATAAGTATTTGGAAGAGATATACTCTATGCAAAAGAACCTATTAGCTGGTTATATAGGCATAGAGGGATTACCCCAATATCCGATAGACATAAATACTAAGGCATCACAATCCTTGTTGAAGGATTTCACTGCTAGAGTGGTAGAGGAATTATCAGAGGGATATGAATCATTCCAAGCTATCAGTGAAAGTATGAGTAAAAATCATTGGAAGTTAGCTAATGGTAATCGTGAAGACTCAATCTACATTGAATTGTTAAACAATCTTCAAAATGCCAATGAAGAGAATGCAGATGCAATACACTTCTTTGTAGAGTTGCTAATATATGCAAATGTAGGTCCAGATGACATTATGTCATATATGGAGAAGTATGCTAAGGATAATCACTTCAATAAGATTGAAATTGATAGTTTCAATGAAATGAGAGGTGATGTATTATATACTGCTCAGAATATGGGAGTGAAATGGTTGATGGATGAGGGTAATATTGATATTACACTTAATCATCAAAAGATAGATCTCTTAAAGTGGTATGAGAATAAAGATAATGGATCTTTACCTGAATACAACATAAACTTATTAGTTGGTGGTAGGATGTATAACTATGAGGACTATGAAATTCAATATCCATACATACTGTGGAAGATAACCCATCACCTTAACATTGCTCGTAACTTTTTGAAGAATAAGCCTTGGAAGCAATCTCAGGTAATGACTCAAGAGTTAAAGTACCAGGCTGAATTAGTGAAGGCATTCATATATTTCTGTGGATACCTTGGATGGATAGGTATGGATTCAAAGGAAGTATTCTATATCTACTTCAAGAAGAATCACGTTAATATGTTCCGTCAAAAGTCGAAGTATTAATATGAACATAGTAAAGAGCAATAGGCCAGTAGATGCTTGGGAGCAAATACTTGAAAATTTTTTGGTTAAGAAACCAGAATGGTTTAGTGAAGGGATAGGGTATAACTTAACCGATTCATTATTCACTTATGATCTGGTAGTAGAGATATCAGAAGCTAAGTTTGATCCAGAATTTGATTTTGGTAAGTTATTTGGATATACAGCTACTAAGTGGACTGGATTAATAACTAATTACCTTGATCTTGATATTCTTGATCAGGCAAAGTTAATGATAAGGAAGTTAGAGGAGAATAAGGCAGTAAATAGGAATTATCACATCGGTTTCCATTTTGCTGACAATCATGGCAGTGGAAAAGGATGCTTGGTTGGAGGTATATTCTCCCGTAAGATTGGGGTTGATAATCCTGAGGTAACAGTAATCATACGTTCATCCGAAGTAGTTACAAGGTTGCCAATAGACATGTTGCTGTTCTGTCGTATGGGACAGTACATTTATGGTCATGATAATTTTTCATTGAAGTTAGTTATCAAGGCTGCTTGGGCAAATGATACTACCATACTTCTATATCAGAATATAAAGGACTTAAAAGAGTTCTTGAAAGAAAACTGTAATGATGAGGCTCGTAGGAAAAAGATACGTAAGTCACTGAAAAAATTAATGACAAGTGATGAGGCTAGTTATAAAACCTATGGCAACAGTTTTAGAGCTTTCAAAGTACTTAGGAAAGATTTAGGATATAAGCAAAAATCAATGTTGGCCTCTGACTTAGAAATTGGAGATTGGGATGGAATTCCATTACCAGAGGTATGTCCATCAATTCTAAAGCGTAACATGATAAAGAAGACATATCTTAAGTTCACAGAGAAGTATGGCCTTAAACTAAAGTTGGAAGAGAATACAGAGAAGAAAAAGAAAAAGTTGATATCATTCTCTTCACCTGATGAAGATGATATGGATGATAACGAACCAATAGCTGAGACTAATGAGTAAGTTAAAAGTAAAGAATAACCTGTTAGTGTTCCGAAATAGCATGAAAGCTTGGGAGGGGCTTAACAGGTTATTCTTATTCAATATTCCCGGTTTGGATATTGAAAGAATTGGTAAAGCTCAATATATAAATGATTTGGTTATTTATATTAAAGAACCTCTAGTAGACCCGGAATTTGATTTTGGAAGGCACTTTAATTATACATCTGCTAAATGGAAATCTTTGATAGCTAATTATATAGATGAGAATTCAATGATTGATCTGAGACAAGAAGTTGTTAGATCATTGAATTCAAGAAAGATTTTCAATATAGGGTATCAGTTTGATAATAAGCATGCTCATGGAAAGAATTGCTTACTATCACTTACTGTATCTAAGAAAGCTGGTATGGATTGCCCAATGATAACAGTATTCATGAGGGCTTCAGAAGTAACTAAAAGACTAATATGTGATCTCCTATTAATTCAGAGGATTGGTGAATACCTATTCACTGGAGATAAATTCTGTATATCAATACATTTTAGTCAGATATTCAACGATGATACAGTATTACTGATGTACCATGCTCATGAAGACCTACTAAAACTTAGTGATAAGTTGGGTATATATGACGGTAATTGGTATGACAGGCTGAAGTACTTACTCAAAGTAGATCCCGAAAAGATAAAGTATAAGGTACATAAGAGAGCTTTGAAAGTATTGAGACCAGAACTATTCAAATATCCCAAAACTCTAGCTAAGGATTGTACACTTGGTAATGAAGACTGGCTACCTTTCTAAGAAAGGGAAGTCTATTGAATTGCAAACATAAAAAAAATTATAACCATGAGAATATATTCAAATCCCTACGAATTGATGTCTGAGACTGCCCGTAATATATGGGAGATGGGTACAGAGGTAAAACCAAAAACTTACCAAAACAAAGTAATAGAAGGCAAAGATGAGTTCATAACTAAAGAGCTTATTTGTGAACAATATTGCTTAACTCACATGGATGATCCATCTCCATTATTTGTATTTACCAAATCTAAAGATTGGGCAGATGCCGAATTTAAAGAGAGAATTAGTGGAGTAATGGAAAATCCAGGTAAAGCTTGGGAATTACGTAAAGATATCTGGGAAGAGTTCTTAGTAAATGGGTTCTTTGATTATACCTATGCTGAACGTATGAATGAGACAGTTTCATATAAAGGCAAGGCATTTTCTAAAATAGAAGCAATTATAGAGTTGTTAAAAACAGACAACGATACTAGAAAAGCCATACTAAATATATATGGTGAGGATGGTTTTAATGAGGATTGTGATTCAAACTATCTTGGTGGTGAACATAGAATACCATGTTCAATGTATTATGATTTCCTTATCCGGGAGAATGCCAGAGGAGAAAAGCAATTAAATATTTGCTATCACCAAAGATCATCCGATTTTGTAACTCATTTCGGAAATGATGTATATTTGGCATGGAGACTGATGGAATATGTAGCTAGTGAAGTAGGAATTAAACCTGGATATTTATATCATACTATTGATAGTTTGCATAGCTATAAAAAAGATTGGGTTAAGCTTAAGACATCAATCCAAACTGAATTGAGATAACCTCAGAGGGTAATTGGTAATTGAAATGATGTTTTGTTCTGGGAATCGAGTTTAGTAGTGAAGAAATTACCATTACCCTCACAAGGGCCCATAGCTCAGTTGGTAAGAGCAGCGGACTCATAATCCGAAGGTCGGGGGTTCAAACCCCTCTGGGCCCACCAAGGATTTTCTTATTTTGCGCGTGGACAACAGTTCTGGTAAATTCGGAGGTACTAGACAGTAGTGATACAGGCTGGTACCAATTACGGGAGTAGCACAGTCAGGTTAGTGTACTTGCTTTGGGAGCAAGGGGTCGCAGGTTCGAATCCTGTCTCCCGTACTAATTAATAAAAGCTCGGATGGAGAAATAGGTAAACTCATCAGATTTAAGCTCTGACGGTCATTGACCTTGCGGGTTCGACTCCCGCTCCGAGTACATAGTATCAAATACTCTTGTCTTATGAATGATGTTATAATTACCATGGCTGGAAAGGGTACAAGAACAAATAAAGAAGTACCCAAACAATTCTTAAAAGTATCACAAGATAAATACCTATTTGAAATCTCATTAGATAAATTTATACGTACTGGATGCTATCGTAAGATAGTTCTTGTTGTGAATCCAGAGTATGTAGAGTGGGTAAAAAATAGAATATCTAATAACTATCCAGGTAAATTAGGCAGATTAATCACAGTAATACCAGGTGGTGATACTGCACAACACTCTAGAATCTTAGGATTTGAAAGCTTATTAACAGATGAGGAATCACTTTGGCCAAATACAGTTACTTTCCATGATGGTGTAAGAGTTGGTTTCGATGAAAATCTACTAACATTCATGATTAATAATTGTAGGTTTAATAGCACTGCATATGTACCGTATATTCCAGCAACTGGTACATTAAGATTAGATTCTGATAAGGTAGTATATACTAAGGATAAGTACATGAGGCTTCAGACTCCCATGGTATTTCCATTTTACCAATTCTATGGATGTTATAATAAGGCAAAAGATAAGGGTATAGAATACCAAACAGCTTCTGATTTGTATGAAGACAACAGTGGTTTAGTGAACTATGTAATGGGTAATAGATTGAACTTCAAGGTAACTTTCGCAGAAGATATTGATGTAGTAAGATTATTATACAATCATGAATAATATGAGTTATATTAGTAATCATATCCATAATGGTCATCTAATAAGCAACCTTAGGAGAGAAGTATGGGATATAGAACTAGATATGTTAGATCTAGTAGTTAATATATGTGACAAGATAGGAGTAAAATATTATCTTGATGCAGGTACACTATTAGGTGCAGTTAGACACCAAGGATTCATACCTTGGGATGATGATATCGATTTGGTAATGTTCAGAGATGAATATGATAAGTTTATATCATACTGTAGGGAAAATTTAGAATATCCATATTTCTTACAAGTACCAGATACTGATAGTTCTATCTATCAACATGCTAAGATAAGAAGGAGTGATACTACTGCTATATTGGAAAAGGATTTAGAGGCTAATTGGGATTTTAATCAAGGCATATTCATAGATATATTCCCATTAGATAGAGTTCCAGAAGATAAGGGGAAAAGGGAAAGATTTCTATATGAATTGCAATTAATTAAACTAGAACTCTTCTTTTTAAAGAATAGGAGCTGGAAATTTGCTAATATTCCCCTTGAAAGGGAAAGAATGAATTACCTTAAAAACCTTTATGAAAAGAATAGGAAAAGGTATAATAACACTCAAGAGAATTGTTGGGCAACATTAGCTTTTCCTGAACATAACAATATCATAAAGAATATTGATTTTTACAAGAACCAATATCCGGATGTATTCTTAACATTTGAAGGTAGAGATTTGAGAGTACCGAATATTTACCATGGAGTATTGGAAGACATATATGGAGAGGATTACTTAACTCCCAAGAAATATCCTGGATTACATGGTAGGATATTGGTGAATACTCATAAAACATATAAAAACAATATGGAAGACTTTCAAATATTGAAGTAGGTTATAGACAGTATACCGTAAAAAGTATACTGTCTTATTGTCGAATAAGCTAAAGAATCTCAACAGAGTTATGGTTTATTAAATAACTATTGAATACTGCAATATTTAATAATATTATAGATGGAGTCAAGATATGCCATAATTAAGAGTTTTTCACAGGTTAAGAAACTTGTGAAAGCTTGTCTGAAGACAGGTATAGCTTCAATTGACTATGAGACCAATGCTGAAGGCATATACAATAAAACATTCAGACCAACCATTCTATCAGTAACTTTTCAGGTTGGTTCTGGAGTATCTATTCCATTATGTCATCATGAATATGATAACCCTCATTGGAAAAAATGGCTTCTATACTTTGGTAGAAAAGTAGTTGAGAATCCAAAAGTAACCAAAGTAGGTTGGAATCTGAAGTTTGACCTTCAGATATTTGAGTTGTATGGTATATATGTAAGAGGTACAGTATTAGATGGTATGTTAATGAAGTACCTCTTAAATGAAGAGAGACCGAATGACCTTAAATCGATGGTTCGTAGGTATTTACCAGAACACGGGGATTATGAGAAGGCAGATAAGTTTGATAAGATACCATGGGATAAAAAGCCATTAGAACAACTTTGCAAATATGGATGTCAGGATACAGATTATACCTTACGATTATCTATGTTCTTTGAGAACAAATTGATAGAAATAGGTATGTATCCTTTATTAAGGCATTTGATAATGCCAGCTTCCAGGGTATTGCAGCATGCAGAAAAAACCGGATTATACCTTGATAGAAAGTTCAATCAAGAATTACTTGAATCTTACAAACCAAAGATTGATCAAGCAACTTCTGGTTGCTTGAATCTTCCAAGAGTAAAAAGATTCTCTAGATGGCTTATCCAAGAAAGAATAAGCAAATACATTTCTTCAATTGAAAGAGAACTTGAAGACTTGGATTATAGTGATCCAAAAGATGCAAGGAAGATAGCTAGCAGGGAACAGAAAATATCCAACATAAGAGCTGGTGTATTTACAACAAAGAAGGAATTGGAATTAACTCGGGATATAAATCTTGGTAGTCCAGTAGACTTACCGATGTTGTTATATTCTGAAAAAGGGTTCAAATTCCCTATTATAAAATACACAAAGGATAAGACTACCAATCGTGATACTGATAAGCCAAGTACTGATGAGGATACATTGGTAGAACTTCGGTTGTCAATTAAAAATCCAGAAAGTCCAAAAGCAATATTCTTGGATAATCTACTCAAGTTGAGAGGATTGAAGAAGATGTACACTACATATATAGAAGGGTGGCATGATAAAGTACAGGATGATAGTAAATTACATGGTAGATTTTTGATACATGGGTGTGTAACAGGGAATACACGATTAATAGGTAAAGACAGGGATATAAGGATAAGGGATATATGCCCTAAAAAGCCAGGCATACTTAATGTAGAAAAGGATAATATTTGGATATTATCTCACGAATGTACATGGGAGCAAGTAACTCATACTATCAATAAGGGGGTACAGAAGGCATATAAATTAACTACAGATACAGGTGATGTATTAAAATGTACAAAAGAACATAAATTACTGACTACCAATGGATGGAAAACAGTAAAAGAGATATACCATAAGAAATTAGACGTAATAATGTATGATACTTCTAAATTTGATATATCTAAACCAGAAACTGGTAAATCAGCCTCTGAAGTAGTTTTCAAAGAAATACCTAATTGGAACGGGTATTTGGTATCTAATGAAGGTAAAGTATACTCTGTGAAAACACCTGGTGGCAGGGGTATATTGGATTACAATCATCCACATGAATTAATACCAAGGGAAAGGAATAAAGGTAGATATACAGTATATTTTAGGAGGGGTGGCAAAAAATATGCTTTTTCAGTATCTAGATTAGTATGGTCTGTATTTAATAATACCGAGATACCCAATGATATGGTAATAGACCATATTAACTGTGATCCCAGTGATAATAGGCCAGAAAATCTACAGTGTATAACACAAAGAGAGAACATATTAAGAGCATATAAGTATACAAGGTCAATATATACTAATGGTAATATAAATGGACAGTGTAAGATAGGTACTAAAGAGGTAGGAGAAATATTAAAGATGTATAAGGATGGATATACTCAATCAGAAATATTACATAAGTTTAATATTTCCCAAAAGCAGGTATCTGGTATAATATTAGGTCAAAGAAGGAAAGAGATATACTTAACTCGTATAGTATCGATGGAGTATATTGGTGTTAGAACAATATACGATTTATCAGTGAATAATAAACATAGCTATATTACTCGTTCTAACTTCATCAATAGCAATACGACATCTGGGAGATTATCATCTCAAGAACCAAACTTACAGCAAATCCCAAAGACTTCAGTAGACCCAAATATAAAGAAGCAATTAGTAGCCCCAGATGGTAAGTTGTACATGGCTCTTGACTACTCTCAAGCAGAGTTAAGAATCATGGCTCATCTGTCTGGGGATGAAACATATCTTGAGGCTTTTGCAAAAGGTCAGGATCCTCACCTTGCTATTGCAGCAAAGAAGTATGGGGTATCATATGAGGAAGCATATAAAGCTTACAGTGATGAACAACACCCAGATCATAATCTTTGGAAGAACCGAAGAAAGCAGGCAAAACAGATTTGCTTCGGTATTATCTATGGTATTCAGAAGAAACTGCTTGCAGTTAAATTGTCAGATCCAAAAGCTGGTATTATTGTAACACCAGATGAAGCTCAGCAGCAGTTAAATGAATTCTTCTATGAACATCCTAAGATTAAAAAGTTCATGATTCATCAAGAAAAGGTATTGATTAAGCATGGGTATATAAAATCTTTGTTCGGAAGAAAGAGAAGGTTACCTCAGGTATATTCCGATAATGAACAAGAAGCAGCATACGCAGTACGATTATCTGTTAATATGCCATGTCAATCAGCAGCATCTGATATGAACTTATTTGCTTCAGTATTAAACTATTGGAAAATGAGACAAGGTAAGTTGCCATTTATGCAAGAGACTTGTAATGTTCACGATGCTACCTACTATTTGGTGAGGCCAGAATATATAAATACATGGGTAGTACATGAAATATGGGAAACTTGTCGTAACCCTAATACAAAAGAATATTTTAACTTTCAGATAGACGACGTCAATATGAGCATGGATTTTGTTATAGGACGTTCAATGGCAGAGGAATTACCATTTATACCCGGTTATGATTATAGGAAAATGCTTAAACCAGATTTTAATCCAGATGAGTACTTAGAAGAACATCGTAAGTACAGAGGTATTGAAATAGAAGATTACCCTAAGTTGTATCCAGAAGAGATAGCTAAGAATAAAATGGAATTTGAGAAAAGGATATATGAAAGGTAATATACCATACTCTGATTGTTATCATGTTACAAGAAGTGGTGATGTATACTCCAAGTATAAAGACAAAGTTACTTGGAGGAAAATGGCTAAGAGAAAGAAGAATAATGGTTACATTATAGTAAGCTTAAGAAATAACGATGGGGTTAAGTATACATTTAACATACATAGGTTAGTAGCTGAAACTTATATACCTAACCCAGATAATAAGCCATGTGTAGGTCATAAAGACAATAATAGGGAAAACAATACAGTAGAAAACTTATACTGGTGTACTCATAAAGAAAATACTAAACAATGTATAGATGATGGTAGATTTAATATACCAAGCCAAAAGTTAAATGATGAGTCTATAAATAGTATGATAGAAGATTATGAAAGTGGTATGAGTAACATACAGATAAAGGCCAAATACAAAATAAGTATTATGACCATGTATAAATACTTCAACGAAAGAGGTGTTATATGGAAAAAAGTCAAAAGGTAGTACGGTTATCCCAGATTAAGAAAAATACCTTGAAGATACTTTTTCAAGGGAAGACCTATGAGATTGATTTAGATCAGGAGCTCATGATTGATGAGAACTTGGTTAATCAGTCTTTAAGAAAGAGCCCTTCTAATTATGCTTTACTTGTAATGGTTAGGGATAGGCTTATCTATAAAAGGGATAAGCTTGAAAAAGCCAAAGATCAAGCATATAGCAAGGCATGGCTTTATTATAAGGAGTCAGGTAATGTAAATAATGAGGCAGCTTCACATAAGGCAGAAAATAATAAAGCCTATCAAGGAGCTTTGAAAAGGTATATGAAGGCAGAATACAATGCAAATAAGTTCATTGGAATATGTCGTGCATACGAGTCAAGAGAAAACATATTGAGAACTGTATCAGCTAACTTACGTAAACAACAGTAACTATGTCAAAAGTAGAATTAAACCTTCTTTCAGTAGAAGAAGCAAAATGGTTAAACGAAAAACTGAAAGGTGTAGGAACACCAACAGGTGGGAGGGTATTAATTGTATCCCCGAAGGTAACATCAGAGACTAAAACTCAGAGTGGTCTTTATATCCCACAAGATCATGATAAGGATACTGTACCACGTAAAGGGGTAGTAATTCAAGTGGGGTATATTACCAAAGAACAGGAAGTAGATTATCCAGGTCTTCAGGTTGGTGCAGTAGTAACTTATGGTCTATATGCAGGTAAAGAATTAGATGTAATAGACCTTCCTGATCAGGTAACAACTATATTATCACTGAACGAGATACTTTATATTGAAACCAATAAATAAAGCTATGAAAGAGAAAACTAAAAAGAGTTCAAGTAGTGTAATGACTACTAGAGAGAAAATGCTCGCTAGAAAGAAGGATTTAGAAAAGCGAGGTGGTGGTGGAGGGATGATATATCCAAAAGAAGGAACAATACGAGTACGTATTAAATCCCGAGGTGCCGATGAGGAACTTGGTATAGAAGTTGTTCAATTCTACCTTGGTCCAAAGGATGGTGGTATCATATCCCCGGCAACATTTGATGAGCCATGTCCTTTCATGGAGAAATTCCAGGAGCTTAAGAATTCTGATGATCCAGATGATAAGGCACTTGCATCTAAGTTAGTACCGAGAAGAAGGTATATATTAGGGGTAATAGCTTATAAAGATACAAAGGGAAAAGAGGTAGATCCTGATAAGATTGATAAACCCATGATGGTACCCCGTTCGGTATATCAAGATATCATAGATTTATACCTTGATGAGGAGGATTGGGGTGATATGACCGATCCAATTGAGGGGTATGATATCAAGATTACTAGAACTGGATCAGGTAAGATGGATACCAGCTATTCTGTATCTCCATGCCAGAAAACAAAGCTTGATAAAAAATACAGAGAGGATGTAGATCTTGAGAAGGCAGTAAGAGCAAGTATCCTTCCCTATGATCAATTGGAAGAGAAGTTGGCATCTTTCCTTAATGAAGGAGGTGATGATGAGGATGAAGATGATGCACCCGTAAAATCTTCTAAGAGCAAGCTAGCAGATAAAAAGAAGAAAAACGGAAAGAAATATAAGGGTGATATCTAAAATTTCTAGATATATACCTAAACAGGGAGTGGGATATAATTTATATCCCACTCTTTTCATCTAATATCAAATAAGTATGGCAAGAAAGGCAAAAGCTCCCAAGAAATCAGGGGGCAGGAAATTTAAGGTACCAACACAAAATGAGATACTCAAGAAGTATGGGTCATCTTTACAATTTAAAGCTAGTACCATAAATCATCATGGATTATGGATTCCATCTACTTTCTTTGCTCTCAATTATCAAATGGGTGGTGGTGTACCATTCGGTAAGATAATTGAAATAATGGGTGAGGAATCATCTGGAAAATCACTGATAGCATATAACTTTGCTTATGCTACTCAACAACTGGGTGGTCATGTAATATGGGTAGATGCAGAACAAGCATGGATGAATTCATGGGCAGAAGAGAATGGATTGGATCCAGAAAGAGTAACAGTATTAAATGATACCCGTATAGAAACAATATCTGATGCAATAGCAGACTTAGCAATATATTGGAGATCAAAGTTAGTGAATAATGAACCTATCATAGTTGTGATAGATTCAATAGCTGCTCTTGATTCAATAGAAGCCATAGATGCAAAGATGGCAGATGGTAAAGCCGAGATGGGTAACCGAGCTAAGCAGATATATAAGATGTTCAGAATAAGGAATGAATTATTCTATCGCTTAGGTGTAACTATGGTGTGTATCAATCAATTGCGTAGTAAACTGGGAGCAGGATTTGGTCAAGATACTAACACAACTCCCGGAGGTGCTGCTCTTAAGTTTTATGCTTCAATCAGGTTGGCTTTCTTTTCAGGTAAGACTCTAAAGATTAAGTATAAAGGTAAGGAAAGACGGGCGGGTAAGTATGTAACTATTCAGATGAAAAAGAACAAGGTATCTCCCCCAAGAGAAACCATATCTAAAGCCCCGATATATTTCAACCCAAAGTATCATGAGATTGGATTCGATAGATACTTCTGGTTAGAAGAATCTTTAGAAGATGCTGGTGTAATTGAAAAGCTTGGTGGAGGTACATACGTGTTCGAGGGTAATAAACTATGCCGTGGTGAAGATGCTTTCCATAGGTTGATAGAAGAAGATGGAGATCTTAGGAAAAAATTACTCAGGGCAGCAGGAATAAATACCATAGGAACTACTAAGCGTAAGCTAAAGAAGATTACACGAAATATGTTCCCTGTTGATGAAGATCTAGACTATGAATCTCAAATAGAATCAGATGATACAGAAGAAGATGAAATCATCCCAGACGAGGGGTAGAAAGCCAAGAATGCTTATGGTAGTGGACGGTAGTAACCTTGCTCACCGTTCATACCATAAGTTTAAGAATCTTAAAGCTAATAATGGAGCTGGAACAGGATTAGTATATGGGTTCTTAAGAATATTTGGTTCATACCTTGTAAGGTTTAAGCCAAGTCATGTGGTAATTACATTTGATACACATAAGAGTAAATCATCAAACTTCCGTAATGACTTATTGGAGGGTTATAAAGCTCACAGAAGTAAGGTAAGTATGGATTATGAAGACTTCAATAAACAATTGGCTTTGTTGAGAAGGATATTGAGATTACTTGGAGTTCAAATGATCATAGACAATAAAGGATTGGGACATGAATCAGATGATTACATTGCTTGGTTGGTAATAAACCATAAAGGAAAATCACTGATAATATCTTCTGACAAAGACTTCTGTCAATTGTTAGATAAGAAGGTAAAGATATTCAACCCAAGTAAAGAAACTCTAGTACATAACCAGACATGTAGAGAGATAATGGGATATTCAGCAGAAGAATGTGTTGACTACTTAATACTCAACGGAGATAAGTCAGATGACATACCTGGTTATTATGGTATGGGAGAAGTAAAGACTAGATCATTCCTTGATAAATTTGGTAGTATAGCAGATTTTATTAATGATAGTGAAGCAGAATTCAAAGGTATAGAAAGAGATCAATTAGAAGAGTTATATAAGAAGAATAAGTCACTTATAGACTTAAGATCTGCATTGAATCTGTATCCTATAAAGAAAGTCCCTTGGGTAAAAGGATGTACTAATAATATAAGGAAAGATAGGTTATTTATGGTATTAGATAAGTTTAATCTAAGATCATTTAAGATACCGGATTTTTTAGAACCATTCAAAAAACTACAAACTTATGTATCACGGTAAGTATCAAATTATGTTTACTGGTGTTTCTGGAGTAGGGAAAACTACTATAGCTAAGGAAATAGCAGAATTATTGAATATACCCTTCATATCTGGGTCATATTCAGATTTAGTACCAGAAACAAAAGATATGCCTCATGCTGATATGATACAGCAAGATGCAAAAACAGTATTTATGCAAGATATGCAAGTATTGAATCTACGTAACAAAGCTTTCCGAATGGAAGATAACTTTGTAACAGATAGATCATACTTTGATTCTGCAGCATATTTCATTAATAAGTTATCCCATAGAATTGAAGAATGTGATCTAGATCATGCTATCAACTTATGTAGAATGTTACTTGGTCAACAGTGTACACATTTGATATTCATACCATTTTCGGATAAATTCTTTAATGAGTGGGTAACTGAGAATAATGGTAAAAGGGTATTGTCAAAGTACTACCAATATCAAGTATCTCAAATAATGTATGGTTTATTAAAAGTATGGGGATATAAACCAGATTCAAAAATATATCAACTATGTAATGGAGTTCCCAATACAGGGGTGATGGATATAATGGGTTATAAGGTAAAAGTTCTCATACTTGATGAGATGAATCACGAAAAGAGAGAATACTTAATTAGGAAGTTTCTTCCGTTATGAAGGTAATAGGAATAGCATTTTCTGACTTGCACTTAGGAGAATATTCTAAGTTCAATGAGGATAACAAGAGGACCCTGAATCATATAAGGGTCCTCTATTTGATTAAAGACTTATGTATCAAGTATAAATGTCCAGCATTCTTTTGCGGGGATTTTATGCACCGTCCAGAATTTATAAGTACTTCACTGGATGAAATTATAATTGAACAGTTCGAAGAATTAAATAGGTATGAAGAATTCAACATATATGGTATATCAGGGAATCATTGTATGCCAAAAGCTAATACCATAGAACACCGTTCTCCTTCACATTGGGCAAATTTATGTCGTAGGTATTCTTTCTTACACAATATAGATTTTTCATATCATGATTTTGGTAAGTTCAGAGTAGTAGGTATACCATATATTGATCACAATAATGGATTGGATGGTTTGATAAAATCTGAATTGAAAGGGGCTATGTTAAAGCCAACCATATTATTGTTACATACAGACTACCCAGGAGCTAAAGATACAGATAACACTGAAGTTGGAACAGTAGAGAATTTGAATGTAAATTTACTCTCTAAGTTCAAATTAGTATTGATAGGTCATATACATAAACCTCAAAGGTTAGGGAAGAAAGTATACATGGTAGGGGCTCCTTTACAACAGAGAAGAACAGATCGTAATTGTAAACTTGGATATTGGAAAATATATGAAGACTTCTCAATGGAATTCAAGCCATTCAAATGCTTCCCAAAATTCATAGATGTATCATCAGAAGATGAAATTATGGATGATGGTAATTACTATACGGTCATTGCTAGTAAGTCTAAAGTTATGGAAGTAGAAGATACCCCTCAAATAACCAGGGAACTTTCTAAGAAATCAATGGTACGAAAATATATGAAAGCTAAGGGCATAAAAGATAAGAAAAAGAAGGCTACATTATTAAAGGTAATAAAGGAAGCAGAATGATACAGTTTGGTAATATCATTATAGAAGGTTTCTGTTCTATACCATATTTAGAATTAAACCTTGGTTTAAGGGGAATAACCGTAATAAGGGGAGCTACTGGAGAAGGTAAGACTACAATCTTATCAGCTTTAGTATGGGCAGTATATGGTAAGAATATAAAAGGTAAGTCGGATGTTAATACCTGGGAGAAATACAGGCAAAAGAATTATCAAGGTACAAAGGTAGAGATATACTTTAGTAAAAGTGGAAAGATCCATAAGATAACCCGTTGCCTTAAATATAAAGGTGAAGTGAATGGAGCAAAGGGTAAAGACAGACTTATATATGAGATAGATGCTATAGAGGTATCAGATAAAAATAAGAATGACATACAGGCGCTTATAGTAGCCGATTTAGGTATGTCTTATGACCTTTTCATGAATTCAATAATGTTTGGTCAGGGAATGAAAAGGTTAATACAGGAATCACCATCTGATAAGAAAGACTTGTTTGAGGAGATATTTGAATTGGGGTATATCTCTAAGGCAAGGGAAATTGCTAAGGGATACTACACTAAATCATTAGAAGAGTATAATGATACCCATCAGAAATATTACTCAATCAAAGAAAAGAGACAGTCAGTGCAAAGGATGCTTTATGACTTAAAAGAACAAGCCAAACATATAAAGACTGATCTGTCTTCAAAGATAAAATCCTTAGAAAAGAAATTATCCATGCTAGCTAAGGCTAAAAAGTCAAATGAACTTAAGGATACAGTAACTCAGAAGAACCTAATTGAACAAAAGATACAAGAAGCAAGGGATTCTCAAAAGGAATTACTTGATAAAATAAATGATGCCAGGAGTAAAACTAAGGTATCTCTAGAAGAGTTTATTGGTATTATTATAAAGTTATTAAAGAAAGGGGATATTAAGAACTCTTTGAAACGTCTAATGGATGTTAAAAAAGCATTCGGAGACATAGAGAAGTTTCAAGATAAATATTCCAGGATATCAGATAGCATATCAAGCTATCGTGATCAGTTAGAGGATATAAAAGATAAAGAATACGAATCAAAAAAGGTACAAAGAGATATAGACAACATAGAGGCTGAAATCAAAAATTTATCATCAGAGAAAAAAACTGGTGTTAACGTAAGCCTTATTAAGAAGTATAAAGAACAATTATCTACCTTAACAGATAAGTTGTCTGATATAGAAAATCAGATGGAAGAGAAAAAAGTAGTGGTAGATAATTATAAATGGGTGATGGATGATCCACTCGGTAACAGAGGAATAAAGGCATTCTTATTTGAGAGCTCATTAGATATATTGAATGAGACTCTTGATTCATATTCTGAAGTATTGGGATTCAGTATACTGTTCTATGTGGATATACAAGGTGTGAAGAAAGACTTCAATACCCAAATCATAATGGATGGTATAGAAGTATCCTATGAAGAGTTATCTGGAGGCCAGCGACAATTGGTCAACTTAGCTATGGCTTTTGCCATGAATGAAGTGATGACTAAAGCTAAGGGTATAAATATAGCATTCTTGGATGAGGTATTTGAAAACCTTAGTTCAGAATATATTGATCTAGTGATAGGACTTATAAGGAAAGTATATAGGGATAAAACCTTATACTTAATATCTCATCAAGAATCACTGCCGATACCTAATGCTAGGGTGCTTACCGTTACCAGAGAAATGGGCCTTTCACAATACCAATAATGACTATTGGTCATAAAGGTATAGAATCATGAGAAAGAACAGTAAAAGCAAGGGAAATCGATTTGAAAGATCTGTTTGCAAGGCATTTCAAAATTGGTCAGGATATGAGTTTTCTAGAACACCTGCTAGTGGTGGATTAAGGTGGAAAAAAGCCGATAACATATCTTCAGATGTAGTATGTTCTGATCCAAAACATGCAAAAAGATTTTCTCTATCTATAGAGTGTAAGAGTTATCATGATATAAAATTTGAGCATCTGTTACTTGGTATGAAGAGTTGTAAAATAGACAGTTTTTGGAATCAAGCTAACAGAGATGCAGAAAGGGCTAAGAAAATACCTGTATTAATAATGAGGTATAATTCTATGCCCAAAGATGAAGCTTTCTTTATGGTAAATGAAGAAGTGGATAATTTTTTGAAGAATCAATCACCAGAAATTTCCAGAATGGAAGTGAGCACTCCAAAGATACATGTTTTTGTTTACATGTTCAAGGAAGTTCAAAGATTGATAAATTATGGAGATTTACATAAGTATGTACGTAAATTGATTAAGTAATATGAAGACCCCCTATGTATACTGTATATTCAGGCTTGATAGGAAGTTCTATAAAAGGATTAACTCTGACTTAAAAAGTAGGGGGTATAAAAATGTGAAGGCAATTATCCCTACTATAAGCGTATTAAAGAAATCACGTAAAGGTAATAATGAGTACGATGATGTTCCATTATTATTCAACTATGGATTCTTACGAATGAAGCCAGAAAAAGCCTTCGATAGATATTATTTGAACAAACTAAAGAGAGATATCCCAGGTATACTGTCATTCTTAAAATCCCTAGATTATAGGCCAAAAAGGAAAAGGCTAAGAGTTGACAATGCTGAAGACTTTGATGATTATTCTGTAGTGGCTACAATAACCAAAGAGGAAGTGAAAAAATACCGAAAGATGTCTAAAGCAAACAAGATATTTTCGGCTGACGATATAACAAGAGTAGCAATTGGTGATTATGTAGTACTTAGAGGATATCCATTTGAAGGAATACCTGCAATATTATTAGAAAATAACCTAACTACCAAAATGATGCTAGTTAGGTTATATCCAGAGATGGATGGTAGTTTAGAAATAGAAGTACCAAGAGAAAATGTACTATACTCTGCTTATCATGAGTCAGATGAATATAAAATGTATTCTGCAGACTACGATGTTGATTTGTCACAAATACCAGATGGTAGTACAGAAGAAATTCTAATGAACAAACAATACTGAATATGGAAAGACATCAAGAATTAGCTTGGGATTGTTTGACTGATGCAGAAAAGAATAGCCTTATGTTCATACAAGGGAAAGGTCTATCAACTTGGGAAGCTGGAGAAATTTTAAAGATGCCTCATTATAAGTATTTAGAACTTAAGGCAAGGGCAGAAAAGTTTTTTAAGTTGTTCTCTGACTACTTCGAATTACATCCATCATTGGTAAACCCAAAATCACCCATTGAGCCAAGGTTCAGAGATTACTTATTCGGGGCAATGATTAAAAGATTATCAAAAGAGGAAGCTAAGATACATTCTGGTGATTCATCATGGTTGTTAACTTCTATAACCAATCCAAGAATAATAACCAATATGAAAAGGCTTAAAGAATCAGGGAATAAGTGGGATAAAGACCTTTATGCTCTGATTCTTGAGTTTGATAGGTGGAATAATTACAGAATACTACCAAGAATACTGCAAGCTCCCACTGCATACAAAAGAAGATCGACCAAGAAGGATAAGGTATATTTATCATACCTTCATAGAATACCAGATTTCAAGATAAGGCAATTGATAACTGAGTATTGGAAAAATGGTCCATCAAGTAGAAGGTATTTTACAGCTATAGTTTCAGATGAACTTTTTCCAGAAGAAGGGTATGGTGTAATGCCCATAAAAAAATCTGATGATGTTATTAAGGCTATAACAGATTTAAGGATATACATATTCGAAAGTCAAACTATTGCAGATACTTTCGGGTTTTTGGTGACAAGATACTTTGAAAAAACTGTTGATAGTAAAGGTGGATTGAAGTTCTGGAAAGAGTACAGAGAAATAATCCAGAAATCTATTAACTACAAATCAATAAATAACATGGATTTTACATGTGAGACTCTAGATACTGCCTATAAATTACACAGGAAGAGGAATCTAGTATCAAACTCTTAGAATTTTTATACAGATATTTTGTAACTTCGATAAATTTGTTTATATTTGCAATGAAGAAATAAAAATATAATTTTATACTTATATAGATATGCGCAAAGGAAAGAAAAAGGACAAAAGGCCCTTAAAACTAAACAAAGAGAAGATCAAGGTAATGGGTAGTGGGTTAGAAAATATGACCTACAAAGATATGAAGAGAAGGGCAGTTTCTCTTGGTATGCCATTCCCAGATGCTTGTTCTGCAGACTACAATGGGTTGGCTTCATATATTCATCATTCGAATAATAAGCCAGACAATTCCCTCATTGATGAATATGATAAGTGGATGGATAATCAACTTGAATTAGCAGGTTATGCTAAAGATGATCCAATGAGAAGTTATCAACTTAATCTCGGATTTATCAGTGAGGATACTGTAACAAAGCAGAAGAAGACAAAGAGGATTAAAGGATTAGAGAAACCAAAGAAACCCAAGAAAGAAAAGGATGATAACGGTCTTTGGAAAGGAACTAAGAAATCATATGTTTTTGAGCTAACATATAAAGGATTACCAATAGATCGTATTATCAGAAGAGTACAAAAGAAATTCCCGGATGCTAAAGAAAAGTCAATTCAGCAATGGTATAGGGCAGCACTACGTAAACAAAAGAAAGAATAGGTATATATGCCAAGAATATGGTATTTTCATAGTCATGACGATTTTGAGGAAGCTTGTTATAAGCTTGGTATACCATGGGTACCACCTGCTATAATAAATAACTCCAGTATATATTTTAAGCAGCTGTGGCTGAGAAAAGTACTTATGGGTAAGATAAAGATCCATAAGTATAGGCAAAGAGATAAACGTTTTCTAGACAGATACAAAGAATGTATTAAAGAAGCTACAGTAGTAAATGGAGCAATAGATCCTGATTCATTACCGCCAGATGTAAGAGCTTATTACTTCGAGAAAAAGAGAAGAGCTGATTTTCATAGGAGACATGGTAAGTTAATAAGGGAGATGGATGTTAAGATATATCTCCATAAATGGTATCCATGGTCTTATAATTACAAGGGGGAACCAGCGGTAGTATTACAGGGATTTTATTCATTAAAGGCTGCTAGACAAAGGTTCTTAATTTATTACGGTAGAGAAAACCTAAGATCAGTTCATTGGATAAAAGGAAAGACTGCCTTAGAAAAGAAATTTGTAATAGGTAAATCTCTTTTGATAGGTGGAAAACGTAAAAAGCCGATTTCTAAGATACTGCTTACTGAGGCATATAGAAATGCAAAATCTAGTGCTCAAAGAACTCTTGGTGAAAGACTTGCTAGAAAGAAAAGACTTAGTTCACAACAAAAAGAGAAATACTTTATAAATCTGGTAGAGAAGTTTAATTATGGAGCAAAAGAATATAGAACTTTACTCAAAGCTGTTCCAGAAAAGCTTGTTAAGCTATCGAAGGCTAAAGAGACTGAGTCTAAAAGAAAGAAAACTCTTTACAAAGAAGAGTGATTTGGGATGGGGTCAAATAAAAGTAGCTCTTGCATATAAATCCATAACTAAACGGTCTACCATAAGTTCTATCAGATGGACCAGAAGACATTGGGATGAATATAAAAAGGCAGTATCCCAAAGACTGGGTGATATGCCCCAAGTAAGGAGACTCCTAAAAGAAGAGTTTATTCTCAAAGAACTATTAATTCAAGGATTTGTTCCAATGTCGGAGTTTCCTATGAAAATGAAAACAGGATGGTATGCTTATTTAGTAACTAACCGAAAAGTATGTGGGGATTACTATATATATCCTGAACATTTTGCTCATGATTATAGGGCATATAAAAAAGGTTATAGGGATATTCATATTGCTCTAAATTCAGGTATAGGACAAGAAGGATATACTAGAATATATTACACTGCATATAAAAATGGAATAGCAAAATGACGGTAGTAAAAAAGAAAGAGCCTGAAAATCCATGGGATGGTATAAAGCTCATAGTAGGGGTTAAAAAGTATTATACAGAAACAGATAAGGCAGTTGATGATAATTTTACTCAAGAAGGTGAACCCTTTGAGGTAAAAGATCAAAATGAATTCACTCAAAAGTTGGAGGCTATCAGAGATAAAAACGTATTCTTGAAAGCTATAGCAGTCCAAGAAAATAAAGAGATATATACTCAAAAGTTTATTACAAAACTATAATCAATCAAACAGTTTTCAAACAACTTTTTAATTAATTCAATTATGGCAAAGAAAAAAGCTGCAGCAGCAAAAGAGGTAGAACGCAAGGTTCTCTCTAATGGTGTAATTCTCATCAAGTATGATGACGGTTCCTATGCACTTCTGACTCCTATTTCGGCTGAAGATTCTGAAGATGTATTTGGCGGAGAAGCTGAGGAATCTGATGACGATGATTCGGATGAAGATGAGGAAGAAGGTGATGATGATGACGAAGAGGATGAAGATGAAGACGATTCTGATGATGACGAAGAGGATGATTCTGAAGATTCGGATGAAGATGAAGATGACTCAGACGATGAGGAATCTGATGACGAAGATGAAGTAACTCCCGAGGATCTGGCCGAAATGGATTTTGAGGCTCTTGAAGATCTTTGCGATGACAAGGAACTCGAAACAGATCCTGATGAGTTTGATGAAGAGGATGTAGAGAAACTTCGTAAGGCAGTAGCTAAGGAGTTGGGTATTGCTTTGCCCAAGGCAAAGGCTGCTTCTAAGAAAGACACTAAGAAAAAGAAGAAGTAAAGGTAATTCCGACTATAACCAAATCCAAGGGAACTTCAAGTTACAATATAGTTAAATTTCATAGGTGATAATAGGCAATAAACTTGAAGTTCCCTTTTTCAAAGAAACCCATAAAATAAATTAAAGATATGGCAACTAAGAAAAAGGCAGTAGAAGCAAAGGCTGCAAAAACTGAGACTAAGAAAAGCGGTAAGAAGGAATTGACCGCAGAGGAGAAGAAGGCCAAACGTGAGGCCATGAAGGAGCGACTCAAGAACCGGGCACCTGGTCAGCGACCCAACAGCAAGCAGTGCGATATTATCGACCTTGGTGGTGATAACGTAGTAAAGACCTTTGCCATGAACGTACGTAAGTACGGTGTCCTCATTACGTCGGTAGTAACCGATAAGGATGGTAAGGTAATTGCTGTCTCGAATGAGACAATCCCTGGCGTATCGGTTAAGTCCAAGAAGGAGCACGGGAACCTTGTTCCTAAGATGCCCGGTATGGGTAAGAAAGGCAAGGAAGCCGAGGAAATCGTGGACGATGAGGATGATGAAGATGAGGAGTAGGCTTTATGCCAAATAACCGATTCTGACTTCAGTTTTTGAGTCATGCAGGGGAGGTCATCCAAGTAGCCTGGGTGAACCTCCCCATTTTGTATAGAAATATATGCAAGAAGACGACGATATTATATACCTGGCATTATGTAATCAATTGCAATCATACCAGCTGTTACTAGAGGAAGAAAAAGATCTTTCAGAAGAAAATAGAATGATGGCGGAATATATTATCTCTAGAACATTGCATTTGATTGAAATATATGTCCAGAAAATAGGAAGTGATACCTCTATTCAAAAACCAAAATGGGACAATTTAACTCGTCAGTAAAGGGGCTGATCTATCGTATAAAGGACCTAAGTAAGTTAATTCAGGATATAGATATAAGGTTATCAATACCAGGATTATCACCCGGAAAAAAGCAAGCCTTAATAAAGGATAGAACCTTAAAATTAGGCAAGGTGAAGTCACTAGTGAAGAGGATAGGAGATCTCACAAATGGTAATATAATAACTATAACCTTTGAAGATAAGAACACTAGTGATAGATTCAGGATAGTATATACCAACATATCTCAAGAGGATGCCATTGTTCACCTTAAATTAATGGCTAGTTTACAAAAGAGAGAAATAATTATCTCAGAGGTAAAGGAAGTGCAAACCAAAAACTCCTTGACTAAACTATAATCATGTAAAGGTAATCAAAACTCATTTTAATCAACTCAACTACAATGGCAAAAGAAGTTAGTAAGAATGACTTGGCTGCTCGTAAAGCACGCAAGGCTCAGAAGGAAATGCTGGCCTACATGGAAGAGAACAATCTTGATCCTAAAAAAGATTGGACAGGCCACAAGAAACATGGTAAGAAAATACAGGCTTGGATTGATATCATTAACCTGGGAAACAAAAAGGCTCGTGAATTGAATGAGGAGAAGGCAATTGAGAGACACGAAAAGCGTAAGAGTAAAAAGCCAGAAGTTCATCCCAAGAAAGAGAAGGTAACTAGCACTCCTAATGCTTATGACTACCCGAAGGTTGATGGCAAAGAAATGACTTCTGATCAGAAAAAGAAGTATCGTCAGAAGATGCGTACTCTTCTGAAAACTATGTCTAAGGAAAAGGCAGAAGTGGAAGGAAAGAAGTATGCTGAAAATTTGGCAAAAGAAAAACCAGTTATTCCATTTAAGAGGAAAGAGGAGCCTGTAAAGGTGAAAAAGGTAGAAAAGAAGGCTTCAAAGGATAAGAAGAAAAAGAAGGCCAAGAAAGAGGAGGATTAATAGATTAGGCAATCTGTAAACCTCTAATGCCCCGGATCATACTCAGGTTCGGGGTTCTTTGTTAGATATACCCATATAACACCACTGAATTTAATTTGCATATTATAATTAGAAATATTATATTTGCATAACGAATAAATTTAAAAGATGAAAATTAATCGAGGTTGTATCAGGTTAAAATTGCAAAGGCATTTATCCGCTCAGGATATCTGGAATCAAATTATGGATGTGCAGATTCAGGCGCTAGAATCCCTTTTAGAGGATAAAAGCTTAGATAAATGGAAAATTATATTCCCTTGTTATGGAACTTCTCTAGAATCAGTAGAATCATTGGCAAGGGAATATATAGAATCCTTTAAAAGGATGAAAGGAGATACCTTTAATAATAGGTATGATGATATTGAAAACATGTTAGTAAATGGACTAAACCAAAGGTGGTTCAATACTATCATGAGTACATTATATATGATGGAAGAGGACTTAATGGAAATGAGTTCTGATTCAGTATTCATTCTTTGGGATATTTTATTTACTTGCCAGGCATTGAGGAAAGAAAATAATGTAGTAGCTATGGGACTTAATATTTTCGAGCTTAAAGGACGATAACGATGAAAGAAGTATTTAATACCACAGGATCATCCAGAATTGAAAAGGTTATTTTTGACCTCGATAATAGGGATATAACCATAACTTTCAAGGGAAATAAGGTATACAAATATGTTTCTGTATCGGAGTTTGATTTTAATACTTTCAAGGATGATATTGAAAATGGTTTATCAGTAGGCAAATCATTTGAAAGAAGGATTAGGAATAAATATGCAGGCCAAAAGCTATGAAAAGGTATTACACACCCGAAGGAGAACCGGATGAAGCTAAAACTTTATGGGAAGCCGTTAAAACGGGTATCATAGGAATATCAGCATTCAGTGTAATCTGCATACTATGGGATGGTAAAACAGTTCCTCCCACACCAGATTCAGAACCTCATTGGAAAAACTGGGATGAATCAAGACATGTATCAGAAGTAAAGAGTTATGACTACGAAAATGGTATAATTCATTATAGAGATGAAGTTACAGGATATAGACCCAAAGAATTAAATCTTTATGGATCATCTTCAAGTAATTATGGTTCTGGAATAACATTGCAAGTATCAGGAGCTTCAGTACATTTGGATATGGAAGTAGAAGAACTGATGGATCAACTAACAGAAGATGTGGATTTTTACGAATACTTTGAACGAAATATGGATTGATATGGCTGGTCTAATTAAATTCAGATTGAACAAGTATGTTAATGGCGATAGGCATAAAAGTATTTATGGATTCAAACCCAAAGCCGTTATTAAGTTTGAAAGAGTTACAATCGGTCAAATAATTGATAATGAAGTCTACTTCTACATAAGGGTAAGACCAGGAGAATCAAAGCATGCTTGCTTGAATTATATTCCAGTATTATGGAAAACTTTTAGCAGTCATCTGGAAGCTAAAGATGCAGTAGTAAAACAAGCAGAATCTATTTGGGAATCATTAGACATTTTTCATCCGTTAAAGAAAGTTAAATCAACCTATGGATTATGGGAAAAGAAGTAAAGAAAACTAATAGCTGGGTATGGAAGAAAGTATTTGGTATAACTCTATTGGGATGGATGAATATCTTGATATTTCAATGGCTATTCATAAGGATATCCTATCATTGGGTATATGTAGACCCTAAGAATGATGATGATGCTAGAACAGATGATTTTTGGGATGCAGAGAAACAGCAGTTTGTTGCAAAAACTTTCTACTACTATGCCATTATCGGGTGTATTATACCTCTAACTGGATGGTGGGGAGACTATGTAATGCCGTTCAAATTCAAATGCCGTTTAACTAAAGTAAAAGAGTATTACGAATGAGTACAGTAGAATTCAAATCAGCATGTGCAGCACATAGAAAGTGTTGTCCATATAAGGCAACAGGTATGACAAAGTGTGGTGCCAATGAAAACATTACTCCTGACGGTAAATGTACTAATAAGGAATGCCACTACATGAATCAGTTCAAAGCTATACTAAGAAAACTATCAGCTAGTAAGCCATGAACAGACCTTTAAATAATTAGCAAAATAATTTGCAGGGGTTCATATTTATATCTATATTTGCATAAACAATAAAAGGGAAAGCAATAAAAGGTTAACACACCAGAGACCAAGAACACAACCACTAAGAAATTGATAAAAATATTTGCACATATAAAAAAGTTACTTTATATTTGCATTAGGAAATAAAAATAAAAACAACTTTTAATTAATTGTATAACCATTTAAAATTGTAAGCCATGAAAAAGAAAGAAAACACCAAGGCTCAGGAAGTTAAAAAGACCAATCTGGTAGAGGGTATCAATAACCTCATCGAAGAAAAAGCTGAGAAGGTCGAAAAATCAAAGAAAGCTCTGAAGGTAGTTGGCAAAGAAAAGGAAGCTACAGAAAAGGCCTCAGAGAAGAAGGTCAAGAAAACCAAAAAAGAAAAACTGGTTGATAAAACCAAGAAAAAGGTGGAAGCCAACCTCGTAGAGGAGGTAGTAACAAAAAGGGAAGTAAAGTATATTTATCCCGCAGACTGCGAGGACACTCTTTCAAGAAAGAAGTTCCGGCAGCAGGTAAGAAATAAAATCCACCAGCTGGAATTGGCAATGCTCAGAATCGAGAACCAAGATTCTAAAGAGTTCAAGAAAGCCAAGAAGGAGTATCTTGAATATAAGAATCAATTCGTAAAAGAATCAGTTGCAATCTAATCTTTCATAGTAGGAGAGGGGTACAGGGCTAATTATTAAGTCCTGGCCCCTTAGTATAATGATCATTTAATGTTATGAAAGATTATGATTGTTGGCTTACCAGAGAAAGCAATTCAGAAAGTAGATCATGAATTGTTAGAATTACATAAAGAAGTTCTAAGAGCATATCTTACACAGAGAAATCTGAAACATAGGCATCAGAAGAAGTTTTTTAGGCTATACGATTACTACATTACTGAGAAGAATATAAGGAGATTCTTCTTCCGTTCTGCTAAGTTATTCGTATATGCCTTGGTAACTAATCGGCTGGATGATATAGAAGACTATGTACCAATAAAAGAAAAAAAAATTAATGTTTCCAGAGAAAGTAAAAAGCGTAACGCTAGATAAATCAAGGATAACTTACTACCTTCAAACTACCAATATTGATAATATCTATAATGAATTACCAGTAAACCCAGAGATATATAAGGTAGAAGATTTGGCATTTGACTGCAGTATAAGGTCTAGTCAGTATCTTCCAGATTATGCTATCAAGGGATATTTTAAGGTAGACGAAAATTTAAGGTATCCAGTATTTATAGAGAACACAAATGGGCCTCATTTATTATATATTACTGGGATGCCAAAGAATATATCGGTAGAAGAGAAGAATAAGTTCAGGTTTCAAAATCATATGTGGTTATCATACTGGGAAGATAACCTGGTAGGATATCTTTTTCAGGTAGTATCTAGAGAACAAGCATTAATACACTTAATAAATCAATAATTTGTAAATAATAAAACACTATGAAGACCAATGAGTATGTAAAACAGTTTAAGTTGGATAGAGAAAATTACAACTTCAACCGGGAAAAATTCATGGAGGCCTTTGGCCAGGAGTTTAAGGACCGTATTGAGGCAATGATAACTGCCTGCCAAAAAATGAAGATTCAGTTCACATACGAAAAATTCCTTCATGCAGTAAAAGAACAGAAGGATAAATTCCGGAGTATTTCTAATAAGAAAGCTGGTGAGCCATTCTCTGAAAAGTTATTCTCTGCATTCTTTGCCTTACATGTAATTCCTATTAGAGCAAACCTTTTCCCCAATCTACATGCAGAATTAGAGGCCAAGGAGAAAGAGGAAAAGGCAAAACAAAAGCGAATGGAACCCATTTTGGAAGCAATAATAGCTTATGGAGCTGCACATGAAAGATAAGCCTAATATGAAGAGATAATTCCTAATAATACAAGACTCTAAAGTTACTAAGATTTTATGAAGACCATTTTAGAAATTGCCAAATTGGCCCAGGATAAAATTGTAAACTTCTATCAAGGAGCTGGTGAAAGTGAAGTAAATATAAGCTTTTGCTATAGTATTAGTTCAGTGGATATAGAGATAGTATATCCCATACATGTACAAAAGCTATTTTCAGAACTTTTTGCTATGAGTAACCAGCTTAAAGCTGAATGTCATATTGGGGAATATAAAATAACCCTAAGCTCTTCAAAATTGAAGGTAAGCCTAATTCAGTGATCCAGCAACCTGATTATTAAATAGTTAACTCTAAAAGGCCCTTTATTTGGTAAGGGCCTTTTATTTGGTTATTAATAGATCAACTATTAGATACCAAAATACAACACTATGAAAGAACAAAAAATAGCTCAAAGGTTCCCAAGAGGAATTGGTATAACTCAATTGGCTATACAAGCTAACAATGGCGATGATGAAGCTATGAAGAATTTGACCAAGTTCATAATCCATATATGGATAGTGAATAATGGAAAACTTTGGTCAAGATATTATTCAGTAAATGAACTAGCAGATTTTCTTAGATGTGAACCCGCAATAGTTCAGATGCAAATGAAACAAACGTTTCTAGACAACGGTTTATTTGACCGTAGCAAGATGAATGAGATTGCTGATTCATTAATGGGAGCTTGTATATCATGGGCACTTGAAGACCGTATGGAAATAAGCCAACAGGTACAATTACTCAGGGATTCTCAGGGAGGAAGGTATGCTCCATTCATTACTTCTGAAGTCAATAAGGCTATAGGATTAAAGCAACAATCCACTACGTCTCTTCAGAGTTTAGTAAGAGCTATATCAGGCGGAGGTACAGTAAATATATTTGCTCAACAGAACAATCAATTCAATACCGTTGATTCCCAAGATCAATCTCTTACCAGAGATGAAGCTATGGCTATGATACAAAAAGAATTAGCAGACAATGGTGGTATAAAAGAGATAGAATATGTAGAAAATCAATACGACTTCAAGGAATTACCCGTGGTAGTTGCAACTAAACAGGATGGTAATAGAGGCGATAAGGAAGGATTGAACATCAAAAGGGCCGAATTGGATAGCGTAACAGGAGACTACCATGGTGCCTTAAATGCCTTTGAGGAAGACCATCACCAAATCAGACGAGAAATCGAAGAAAACATAGCCTACGAAGAAATAGACCCAGAAATAGAAGACTAGAACCTTTAACTTTTATTTGCATATTAAGTATAATTTTATTATATTTGCATAAAGAGAAATAAAGATATAAACCTTAAAAAATAAAGGCTATGGACTTAATCGTTAAAACACAAGAGAAACAGGTTACAATAACTGTAAACGGTTATTTGAAGGCAATAACCTCAGATGATCATGAGATAAAGTTTTATATCTCTGGGGAGAATAATATAAAGAATGCTTCAGATGAATTAGGTAAGTATCATATATGGCATAACCCCTATCCGCACTACTTGGGAATACCATTTAAGTTGGATTTTGACCCGAGTTATAAAGCAGAAGTTCAGTTCAACTTATAATAAGAATCACTCACTATGGAAGGAAAGCCAGTATTTAATGCTACTCAGGTAGTTGAAAGAGTAAATCAGTTACTCAAAGAAGGTAGAAAAATGAGGGTATTCGGATTACCTTACCCCCCGTATCACGAAGACATAGTATTCACCGATACAAATGTAAACCGGCAGGGATGGTTATGTACTAATTCAAAAGTAGCTTTATCAGTATCAGCTAGTGCTACTAAAATAAAGATTCATACCATAACTGGTTGGTGCAATCTATTCAAATATGCCGATAATGGTAAATGGGAAGATACCATAAGCAAAGATGGGAAATACATCAAACTAGATGTAATGGATGATATATGTCCTGGTATGCTTCTCGGGTTTTCAGATGGTACAAACATTGCAAATCTGGGGATAATTGATGATGTATTCGATTACCTGGATGAATTAGAGAAGTTAAGTAACAGAGATATAGTGGTGATCAATAAAGAGTTCAACACTAAAACCTATTCATTCACTAAGGATCCCTCAAACTTCTTCATATACGATATAATCTTATAGTATACCAGGCTATGTATACAAACGATAAGATAGAGCTTTTAATCAGAGCTACTAGACTCTATTGCTACAATATGTACCAAGAGTATGACCCTAAGTTTTATCCTACTATCAAGAATGTAATACTTGGTTTCACCAATAAGATATTCGGTACAAAATCATTAGAGAATAAAGTGGATATAGATATCATAGGTATATTTAACCATCCAATTGAAAATAGTTTTGGATTTAAGGTATATTCTGGTATAACTGTTACCATTGAACTACCAAATGAATCTATTTCATGGGTATTGAATAAATCACCATTGGTACCAGTTAAAGATGTATACTACTATAGATTTCCCCAAAAGTACACTATCCAAGGCTAGATAAATAAAAGACCATAAGACCTCTTTTCTAGAGGTCTTATTTTTGTTTCTTAAGTAACTAGAACCCTTTATAATATAAAAGTTCTAGAAATCCCTACCACATGCCAATACCGAGAACTTTTATTTGCATATTAAGTATAATTTTATTATATTTGCATAAAGAGAAATAAAGATATAAACCTTAAAAAAATAAAGTCTATGGAAAAGAGAAAAATCAAGGATTTGAAAAGAGGAGATTACTTTACTCTTACCCCTGTTAAAGAGCCTAACATCTCTCAAGTATGGGTCAGAGGAGAATACATTCCTCAGGCTAAATGCTACAGTACATACAAATGGGAGAACATCAATCATGAAGTAATTCGAAGAGGAGACAAAGAAGTTTACACTGATTTCACATTCTAATCAATCACCGCTATGAAAACTTATCCAATCGATTCAACCTTTACGGTAAAAGATCTGATGCAAGTATTGGAGGATATGGACCCTCTGGCACCAGTAATGGTAGCAGTTCAGCCTATGTGGCCATTAGAACATGGTATTACTGGAGTAGTAAGCGATTGCAACGGCACTGTTTATCTTGCGGCTTCAGAAGAATGTGAATATTTATCAGAAGAGGCTAAAGAAGCATTTGAAGTGGCTGGTATACCATTCCAGGCCGACCGTTAATTTTAATTTGCAATTGATAAATTTAATTTTTATATTTGTAATGAAGAATAAAATCGCATTAATTATGAAAGATTACAAAAAGATATTACTCAAAGGATTAGAAGAATCCAATGGTATAGATGAAGAGGATAGGGAATATATCAAAGAAGCTATTAATGATATTTATTCTGAAATGGCTGAAGAACTTGATAATAGACTCGGTCTTCAATTATACGAGTACAGGATGAATGTTAAATACGATTCCGAGGGAATCCCTGAATCATTTAAACATACATTCTGGTTAAACTTCGGAGATGACACTATAAAGAATATGTTCTTCATCCCAGCAATGCAGCAACTTATACATGTTCTCTCAACTGGAGATGATGAAGTAAAGGTCACTCTTCTCAATATGGGAATTAAAATAGAATTGATAGCATGAGTTCTTTCAATAGAATACAAAGACAGTATAACTGGGTATGCAAGAATATCAAAGGACCGTTATACAGAATAAAAATGAGGGAATTGTATATAGAGGCTAAAAAAGCAATACTTGATCCTCATTTAACTCCAGAACAAAAACTAATACTAATCGGTATCAGAGATACCATAAAATCAAAATTATGAAAAAGCTAATCATTGTAATGGCAATTCTCTTAACCTCATGTGTAGAAAAGAGAGTAGAAGTAAACGATATGATTGATATCGGAGGGAAACCTGATTTTCTCATCCATAAGATGGGCAATCATCAAGTGTTGACTTTCACCTTTGAACAGGATGGCCATAAATATATGGTTGGAATATACAACCAAGGTGGAATTGATATGGTAGAAATCCATGAATAAGTAAATATCCAGCCTACTATGAAGATGTTCGAATTAATTCCTTACATGTTGGAATTAGATTATGACTCAGAAATTAGGATCATAGAAGATCTAGAACATGATGATGGTGAATTACCACGATTGATGGATGTAGTTCCCTCTATAATGTTGAATACTATAACAGGTAAGAAAACATTTGCTCTGATAAAGAAAGAAGCAATGGATAGATACATTGCAAACAACAATACAGTAACCAGATTAAAACCATCAGATAAGATATCATGAAAGAGCAAGAAGAACAGGGCTGTCTGAAGCCAATGGTAATAGGTATCATAATAGCTGCTATATTCATCATAATGGCTTTCCTATTCGTACCTCACCACAAACCAGAGACCTATAACCCATTAGAGGATGTAATTATGGTAGAAGAACCAGTACTGAAAATTGATAATCAAGGCAGGTATTACATTTCTACCAAAAGATCCTACTACCGTATCAAATCCGAAAAAGAAGGCAAAGAACTCGTAGAATCCGTAGAAAAGAAAAGGAATGACCTCGAAAAACAGGTTCAACAGCAAAACATCAATATAAACCACAATATTCATATCACTATCGAAGACGAGAGCTGGTAAATGGCCCAGAATTTTAATTTGCAGATATAAATTTAATTGCTTATATTTGTAATGAAGAAAAGCAAATAATAATTTTAATAATTTAGGGCTATGAAAAACAAGCAATTATTCCAACAACTAAAACTTGAACTCAACAGAAAACTGGATAAGTTGGAAGATCAAATGAATCAGAATAAATTATCGATAACTGATCTGGAAGTGAATATATTAGAATTGGTATTCAAAACCCAAGATCAGGATAATCCCTATCTGAAAAGCTTAGATTCTGAAACTTCAGCAATGTATGGTGAACTCCAAACTGCATACTGCGTACAATTATGACTACTCAGGAAAAGGATAAATGGCTAAGACTAAGCCAACGTTACAGAAAACTCGGAGTAACCGCAGTAAATGGAGCATTTGCTGAACTAGAGAATAACCTCTGGGAAGAAGGCTGGTCAGGCAATCCTCTATCTTATAGGCAAACCGATCATGGCATCTACATAGAAGTAATGCTAAGATCAATAGGGGAAATATCTCTGAAATACAAAGACTATGATGACTTCTGGAATAAAGTAAAAGATGAGGAGGGAGCTTATAAAGTAGCTCAACCAATCTATAATAAATGGTCAGAACTACTTTATCCTCAAATCCAACTAGTGAACGGATTAAATCAAACCAAGATCCCCGAACAAGTACTCCGAAAATAAATAAAACTATGAAAATCAAAGTAACAGCCTTATCAAACTCTACTCCCAAGGAATGGATATTACTTCCAACAATAGTTATCACATCCCAGAGACCATTTTACATCATCCTCTCTTGGCTAAGATGGTATATAGAATTTGACTTTTTCCAAACCCACAAATAAACTAAAATCATGAATAACATCTCTAAAGAACTCTTCAACAAATTTCTTAAACTCCAACGATCTGGCATTATGAATATGACAGATATAGAACGGGGAGCCAAACTAATCAAATGTACAGAAGATCAATATGAAACCATTATATGGAATTATACAGATCTCAAGAATAAGTTCTACCCCAAATCCAGGTAACCCATGAAAACCTTTAAAGTCTCTAGAGAAAGGGCAATCATAATTGCTTCCAACCATAACAACATCCCTCTAGAAAAAGCCAAATCCTATACTGATTCCGAACTAAGAGAGGTACTAAGACATCTGAACCTTAAACCTGGATTCTAAATCACTCAACAGTAATACATCATCCCCCCAAAACAAATATAACCATAAAAAGGCCTCTAATCAAATAAAGGATCCCAATCACTTAAAGGCCATAACTAATACCCACCATCCCCAAACAAAGAAAAATACCAAAACTAATAAATTAAATCATAACCTCAATCCATAATATAAAGGATCAATATAATAAATCATATATAAGGCTTTTAGGTTTATATCTTAGAGGCCTTATATTTGTTTCCCTATATGAAAAGAGAATAGGATAACAGTATTCAAATGATAGATAAAGAATAGCTTTTATTCATGGGCCTTATAGGTAAGGATAATAATGGGTCCGGGAACTTGGGATGAAGTCGAAATTTCGCCAGGGCCATAAAATCAGGGGGTGGGAAATTTTGGGTAGTTAGGTTATCCTACCAATTCACTGTGTACCATACGAGCTCTTGAGCTATCTTGGTTACTATACGTATTAGCTACTACGACTTAAGGCCCAAATAGCATTAGACTGGACCAAAAGGCATTTTAAGGTACCTTAAAGAGCTATTTTAGGGTACCCAAACCATTGCCTTTTCAAGTCTATATTATATAATATATAAGTCTTTTAAGGTTAAGGATTAGGCCACCAACTAAGGCTCTTTATCTAAAGAGACATATAGCCCACTCTATGGTCTATACTTGAGATATATGAAGATCTTCATAAGTACATAAAGGTACCTTAATGGGCCTTAATCCCAAGCCTTAAAGAATACTTTATATTATATTATATATAATATGCGAGTCTTTTAGGGGATTTTTGAACTGGTGTCTAAAATAGATATGCCAGGAATAGAGTATCTGAGCTTTTATGTTTCAAGTTAAGGCACATTTAAAGTACCTTAATACAGCATTCAAGGCCTTAAAAGGTCCTAACCTGGGCCTGGAATATTTATTTGCATATATTATATAATTATATTATATTTGCATTGTGAAAAAAAAATAAATATTAACCAATTAAAAAGCAAAGGCCATGAAAACTCTTGAAAACTACAAATTCGAAACCAACACTAATCCTGGGGAATATCAAGATGAAGACCAAACCAAGGAATGGATCGATTCGCTTATAACTCAAGAAAATCTCCCCACTATCCTTACCCACTATGATTTTTTGAACTACCGATATTTTAGGCAGGATAAGGATCTGGATGGGAGGCCTAACCACCATATCTTTACCTTCTCACCAAAGGATAAGAGCCAAATCACTCCTCAAAGATTTGAGTACATTGAAAAGGAACTGGATAGAAAGACCCTTATAACCGATCCTCTAGAAGATGACCAGGATTGGACATTACTCAACAATGGATGTATCATAATTTGCATCCGATCCACAGATTAGAAAAAAACTTTGCTTTCATAATTGCCGGGAGGTATGCCAACTATGGGTATGCCTCCCTTTCGGCTTATAAGGCCTTAGGAAAAATAGATTAAGGTACAATTAGGTGCCATATCCTGATCCTATATTAAATTTTTATTCAGTGCAATGCAAATAAGGTGTAATGCAATGCAAGCAATGGCATATCATAGAACTTTACAATTAATAAGACAAGTATTTAGTTATTTATAAATATATGATACTCTAGATATATGGGGACAAAGGCCAAAATGAAGATGAACATTAAAGGCCTAGTTATTGGACTATTCTGTACCTCAGGGTGCCAGCTAAGGCCATAATTGTATCAGACCATATACCAACAAACCAACTTATCATCATGGATCATTAAACAGACCTACTGCCTGAACCTAAACCGATTATTTTGTATAGTTAAAATTGATCTAAATAAATACTATTATAAGAAAAAATAATCAAAATTTATGTCTAAAAATTTGCATTAAAAAAAATTCAGTAGTATATTTGCAATATAGAAAAGAACAAAGCATTTTATTAACCTTTAATTTTTACTATTATGAAAGCAAATGAAATTTTAGCAATTGGTAATGAAATTTTTTCAACCAGCGAAAGAAAATCAATTTATCGCAAAGAAATCTTTGCAGAGTGTAAAACGGACAAAGAAAAGAAAAATTTGCGTATGAAATTGCGCAAGAAGTTAGACGCTTTTATTGCCGAATTTATTGCCAGCAATAAAAATGCAGAGAAAAGAAAAGCATTGAAAAAAGCGTGGCAAGAATATGCAAAGCAAGTTTACATTAATGTAGAATGTATCGTAGACGCAAATGCAAACACAGAAAAGAAAGATACGATTAAAAATTTCCTTTCTGCAATGAATGAAAAATAAAGATATGAAACTACTAAATAAAATAAAACATATATTTGATAAAAAAACATACGAATTTCAAATATATGTAAATGAAAAAGAAACTATTTTAATTCATGGATTGAAAAAGAAACAAATAAAAAATAAAATAACTTATCAATTTATTGAAAATAAAATAGTAATTAAATTTCATTGAAGAAGTAGGGGGCATAATTTGTCCCCTATTTTTAATTAATTTTAATTTTGCGATAGGGCCACCGTGTGCCTTTTTTACTGCCAGATGTTTTAGGCTCCTCGCATTAAAGGCTCCCATGAAGGGCCATAATTTTACTGCTAGCTCCAAAATAAACCCAGTGATAAAGCTCATAATAAGGGAATTGATCACTACCCCCCTTCCCCACACAAAATGAAGAACCTATCTAAAGGCTCTTCATAAAATTTTTCAGGATATTTTTATGGCTCCTATTATAAGGCTCTACCATTTACCTTAGCCTCATAAATCCCTATCAATTTATCAAAGGCCTTAATCCTGGATTCTTTGTCATCCCTTTCCCACCAGTAAATGTCCCTTAAAGGCAAATCACCTCTCTCATAGCTTTCATATGCCTTAGTATTCCTATTACCATCTAAGAAGTCGAAATTAAATTCAGGTATCAAGGCAGGAATCCATTCATTTCGATACATTATCTTACCTTCGAATTTATATAAGGGATGGTCCATCTCCTGTAGTATACTTATAAGGTTGGCTTCAAAATCAGGAGAGTAAAGAATAGCCTTACTGAAGGCATTACACATACCATGAAGCCAATAATTATTAAGGTAGCATTTCTTGGCTTTGGTTATCCATTCCAGGATAGTTGTATTTTTCTCCATCTGTTCCATTGTTAATCTACGATTTGAGTTGGAGGGTTCTTCTCCCAGGATTCACTTACTGGGTCCTTATAATAAGGGTTGATGAATATCTTCCCACATTGACTACATCGAGTTATGTAAGGCTTGTTTTCACTTAAACCATATTTCTCTACCTTAGTTATAGCTTTACAATCAGAGCATTCTATTAAGAACTCAAATCCATCGTTGATGTAAGCCCTTTCAGAGGTGTATTCGGTTTTTAATCGGTCACCCTCTCTAGTAAGGGATATTACTTTTTCTTCGATACCCAATCCCATATCCTGAACTACATAGGCAGGGCCTTCAAATGAGTTGTCAACTTGTGGCTGACCATCTTTATCCAGGGTTATTCCCTTAGTATTACTAATGATTTTAGGCATAAGGCTTAATTATAATTATTGTAATGGTGATTACCAGTATACAAATTATTCCAAATATAAATAACTCACCTATTTTCTTTAATAAATCTCTGGAAAGTTCTTGTAACTGCATAAAGGACCATACCAATATACCGTATATAATGAGAGTTAAAATAAAACCTACGAGTAAACCGATTAAGAAATACATATTATTAAGCTTGGTTATTTTTGTGTGATTACATTTACTACTTCTGGTCTGGTTCTTTAACCTTAGCCTTCTGTTTGAAATAGAACTTGGTTTCTACGAAAAGATATGGGTATTCCTTATTCTCTGGGTCATATACCAAGGTATAATCTACGCCCCTAACGTTAGCTTTCATATAATGAAACTCTCTCCAAGCCTCATCATTCAGATTCTTGATTACTTGTTCGAAAGAACGTACAAAACCAACTCTCTTCCTTAGATACTTCTTTGTTCTACCAACTTCTTGGTAAAACATTTCCTCTACTACTCCACCGGCAGCATAGAACTGACCGGGAGTATAAACTTTTACTGCCATATAAATATTTTGATTAAGGTTCCCAAATGTCAAATGGTTTGTCTGGTTTTGTAGAAATTAATAAATAGTACCCATCTCTTTTTACCCTTAACTTAGAGTAGGTTATTCCATATTTCTTATAAATACTAACCTCTGTTTCATTGAGTAGGTTTTCTATACTACCTTTGAGTTGTCCACTGAATTTTTGAGGATAGCCATTTATCATAGACTTTATCCCTCCACATAACCTGTCGGATATCAGGGAAGGAATATCCCCGTTTATAACTACCTTTTCTATGTAGGCATCCCATACTGAGATTGCCATCTTTTCTTGGTAGGTTACACCTGGAAGGGTTATCTCTATATCAGTTCTTCTTATCGCCATGTCTGAATATAACTTTCATAGTTAAAATGAATAACCCTATCACTACTGCTGGACTCATCATCCATATAAGGAATAAAACTCCATACCTTACTTTAGTGCTTGACCTTTTCAAAGGAGTTTCACTTATTACACTTCTGAGAAAGATACAGAAGATAAACCCTAAGATATACATGATGATAAGTGTATATCCGAACCAAATTGGTGGTGTTGATGTTAGCATACTATGTATGAAATGATGATTAGACCTATAAAGCAGATGATGAATGTTTGAAAGGCTTCTTTTTTGCCATTTTCCCAGGATTCATTGCCTTCATACTCTTTGTTTATTCCTTTCCAAGCTTTGCTAAGTACTCCTGCATCTGAAATCCCATTGTCTATAACCCTTATAAAGTGATTTGTTATAAGGAATCTTATCATGAAACGTATCATTTTTCTTCCAGTTTTTCAAGTATACGACTTAGTTTATTAGCTGCATATCTAACAATTTCTGGATTTTCTATCCCTTTGTTGTTGATCATAGTCAATTTCTCCAAATTTCTGGTTAAAAGTCTCTGTGCCATGAGATTTTTATACTTTTCCTCATCAAAAGGTTCAACTTTATATGTTGAATTCAGTGGATGAAGAGTTCTATCTGTCTTTATCCCATTTTCTAGGGTATAAATCCCCTTATTTCGGTCAACAATTTTGGTCTTTTCAAAAAATGCAGTGCCAGTTACCAGTAGTAAATCTCCAACTTTCATATAGTTTTGATATTAAATTTGCATATTATAGTAGTCTTTAGCAAGACCATCCGGTATATATTAAACAAATCTATTTTCAATGAATGTACTTGGTATCTGTGGAGCGCAAGGAGCGCTTCTTTTCGAGTTTAAAGATCATCTTGTAGCTAATGTTGAACCAAGAGCTGTATTCCATTCCAAAGGAGAACTACAATGGAAGCTTAATTTTGGTGATATTCCATTCTTAAAGAGCCTTGAAGAGGTGAAATTTACCAAAATTGACATAATCATTGGTTCTCCATCCTGTGGTCATAGCTCTGTATTCTCCTATTCAAGGAAGAAAACCCTGGGTAAACCAAGAGAAGATGCAACCTTAAATCTGTATCTTTCTAGTGTTAAGAAGTTCAAACCAGCAGTATTTATGCTTGAGAACCTTCCAAAGCTTCTAGATTTCATCCCTATCAGTGAATGGGAAAATAATTTGCCTGATTATCAGCTTATAGTACACTGTCATTCCGTTACGGTATTTGGTAATTCCCAGAAAAGTAGGAAAAGATTAGTGATGATAGGAGTACGTAAGGATTCTGGAATCAATCCAAAAGTATTTGATCACACTTTTCAAGTAACTAAGCCTAAGAATCTGTGTCAATTGAAGAAAAAAGTAAGAAAAGACATAAATTACAGAGAATCTGATGACAAGAAATTAGCAATGTATCATTATGCTGATAAGTCTAAGACAACTCTTACTGTAGCTCAAGTGAGGAAGCTATGGAAAACTGAATTCAAAAATGATCACAAATGGCCAATGAGAACTCATAAGATGAAAACTCTACCAGGAGTATATCGCAATAGGAAGAAAGGTTACCCTTTGACTGTGAGACCTTCATCCAGGCAATTTAATCCTCATGGAAGGATAATGGGACTTGATGAATATAGAGTCATCATGGGATTCCCAGAATCATTTAAGGTATATTTTGATAAGAACAATCCAACCTATTGGTTGAACAAGGGGAGGAATACCCTGACAAAAGGAGCTGTATACGAGAATTCACTTTGGTTAAAGGCTTGCTTGAGGAAAGCTAAAATACTCTAATCAAGCCCCCTATCGCGTATACGCATACGTATAAGGAGAATTCTATTAGTATTTTAGTATACTAAAATACTAATAGAAGTTTATATAGCTAAAGCTATATAAACATATACTTTGTTCTATAGTAGTATTCTTATTCTTTCTAGATTAAGACTTACTTCTTTAATCCCCCCTATAATCCCCCCTTAATGGTTTCATAAAATCTCAATCACATGAAAAATGTAATCTTAATCATAGCCTTCATACTTATGACCTTAACTATATTCTGGATGTGGGATCAGAATTCAGAGTTAAGGCATGACTTGGAAAATATCAACCATCAACCAGATACAGTTTGGGTTAATAAACCCTTTGTTCCAAAGGTAGAGTTTCCAAAAATGCAATTGCCCAACATGGTATTTTTCTATCAGATAGATTCAGTACCAATTGAACGAATAGAGTATGTTGATAGAGTAGTTACCATCATACAGAAAGATTCAGTGAAGGTTGAATACAATGAGTTGTTCTTAACTAACTATCCACAAGCTCCAAAACTACTGCAGATACTTTCCAGTAGAGATAAACTGTCAATCACTACCTTCAATACAGACTGCAAACTATTTACTGAAGAGTATCAGGTAAATTATGATCGTTATCAGTACAACTATTCGGATGGGAAGTTAACCAATAAGAAAACGTCACTCATAAAAAGGTTTGATCCAGTCGTACAATATACCATCAGACCGGTACATAACATGCATGATCTGGATTTAGGCTTGAAGTACAATACCAGTAAATTTAATTATGAGGCCGGGTTGAATTTCAACTATTATCCCAAACTCAGGGACAATTTATCACTTGATCCTTACATAAGAGTTTCATACAGTTTTTGATATGGCAAGAAAGAAGACATTACTAGAAGGAGATACAAATATTACACCGGAACAACTTAAGACCTTGGTCCGTGTGATGAAGGATCCATTCTTCTTTTCTACTTTCTGCTATGTTATCAACCCTGTGTTGGGTATGGTTAAGTTCTTGCTATATCCATTTCAGAAAGCAGTACTATACCAATTCATGCTGAACAGGTTCAATATCATCCTTAAATTCCGTCAGGCTGGTATTACAGAGTTGATATCTATGTATTGCCTATGGTTAGCAATGTATCACCCAAACAAGAAGATAAACATCATCTCTATCAAGGATACTGTAGCAAAGAAGGTACTGAAGAAGATTAAGTTCATGTATAAGAATCTTCCTTCATATCTACAAGAACCAATTACAAATGGTCGTACTGGAGAATTCGGTTCTGTATCTAGCATGGAGTTTGCAAATGGTTCAATAATTGAATCTATACCCACATCAGACCAAGCTGGTCGTTCTGAATCTTTGTCATTGTTGGTAATTGATGAGGCAGCAGTAGTTAGATGGGCTTCAACTATTTGGGGAGCAGCATTTCCGACCCTCGCAACTGGGGGGAGTGCTATCATAAACAGTACCCCTTATGGTACTGGCTCATTTTTTCACAGTACTTGGGTAGATGCTATAGCTGGTGGTAATACCTTTAATCCCATACGATTGTATTGGCAGATGCATCCAGATCGAGATCAGAAGTGGTATGAAGAGATGTCTGCTGCTTTGGGACCTAAGAGAACTGCTCAGGAGATAGATGGTGACTTCTTATCATCTGGTAACACTGTATTCGATATGGTTGATATTAAAGCAATTGAAGATTGCTTATTCGACTACCCAATAATCAATTCAAGATTAAAAGGTCAATACAAGGAATTCAATGAACCAGATGAAACTAAAGAATATTTCATTGGAGCAGACTGTTCTACTGGTAGAGGTACTGACTACTCAGCTTTTACTTGCATGGACAGGGATGGAGAAGAGGCTGCAGTATACAAGGGTAGAATACCTCTGAACAAATATGCTAGATTTCTTGGTGATATCGGGGAGAAGTATAACTTTGCTAAGTTAGCTCCAGAGACAAATGATGTAGGTATGACGGTGACCACTATACTTCAGGATGAGGGTTACCCAAATCTTTACTTCTACACAAAATTACTTAGGAAACGAAGAAGTAGCCGACCTGATGAAGAGAAGTTCCCCGGGTGGTTAACTACTTCTAAAAATAGGTCGGTGATTATAGAGAATCTTGAAAAGGATATAAGAGAAAACAATGTAATCATTAAGGATCCATTCTTTGTACAAGAGGCTTACACATTCATATATGATGGTGCAGGAAGACCAATTGCAAGGGGTAAACACAGAATGAATACATCATCCATGGATATTGATTTGGAAGGTGAAACTTATTCTGATGATTCAATATTCGGTAAAGCCATAACTAATCACATAAGATGTCATAGTGCATCATCAACTGTAGTAGTTCCTCAGTAGAACATAAACAAATTTACATAACATGAAACTTAATCCTATCAGTTGGTTCATTAGGTCAAAGCCTAAAGAATCAAAGAACAAAGACGAAGGAAAGGGTTCTATAAGTCCAGGAAGAGTTTCCCAACCTGATGATGGTGTGGGAAACTCAGAGTTAATTACCACTTTAAATGGTATGACTAACTTAGTTACCCCAACTTTCAGAACAGAACTAATACCTATTATCAGGGATTTATACAAAGTAAATCCAGATGTCAGTATTGCACTACAAGACATGTTCAAGTTGTCCAATACTGGCCATACCATAGACTTCCCGAATAATACCGCAGAAGAATCAACCAAGATGAGGAACCATCTTAGAGAGGTATCTAAGAAGTGGTCAAGATATACAGCTGGTATAGACGGATTGGTAAACAAGTTCATTGTTCAACTTTTAGTTGGTGGTGCAATATCAGTAGAGGGTGTACCAAACAAAGAGTTGACTGGATTAGAGACAATACTATTCATTAAACCAGAAACTATAAGGTTTAAGAGAGAGAACAATGGAGTATATCATCCATATCAGAGGAATCCAAGGATAGTAGATGGAGTAAAGGATACATTCATCAGACTTAATACAGAAACATATTGTTATGTTGGGATGTACAATGATACTGATGAACCGTATGGAGTACCTCCATTTATGTCTGCATTAGACTCTATAGCTGGTCAGCATACTATGAGAAAGAATTTCAAACATATCATGGAGATCATGGGTATGGTTGGATTCTTAGAGGCAAAGATGGCTAAACCTCCTCGTACTGCTGGTGAAAGTGAAAAAGCTTATCAAGGTCGTCTAAACAGTACACTCCGTAAGATGAAGACTAACATAGTTAGTGGTATGTCAGATGGAGTTGTAGTTGGTTATATTGATGATCATGAATTCGACCTGAAGTCAACATCAGCTTCTATGCAGAACATAAATCTCCCGTGGAATATGAACCAGCAGTCTGTTGCTAATGGGTTGGGGGTAAATGGTTCTATCATAGGAGTATCAGCATCTCAAGCTGGAACAGAAGGAGGGGCTGGTATACAGCTGTCAAAGATGATATCCCAGTTAAAGAATATCCAAACACTTGTAATATTTGTATTGGAATTCTTTTATTCTCTAGAACTGCGTCTGGCTGGATTTAATAACAAGGGAATAACAATTCAATTTGGAACTTCAACAGTTTCTGATGACATTAAGTTACAGCAAGCAAGGGAATATAGGGCTCGTGTAAATATAACACTTTACAATCAGGGTATCATAAGCCAGGATCAATTTGCACGTGATATGGGGTATGAAGCTCCTGATCTACCAGAACCCCGTACACCAGTAGATTCAGATGATTCATCCGGTACTGGTGATACAGATACTGGTAAGAAGAAAAAGGATAGAAAAGACGATAAAGAAAGGTCAGATCGTAAGGGCAGGGACAAAAATAACCCAAACCCAAGAAGAGGTGATCAAGATAGTAAACCGAGATAAATTATGCCACCAATCGAAAAACAAAACACCGATGTAATGGTGTTAAGTGCAGCTCATAGCTTAATGGTATCAGATGTGCCAGAAGTGGTTATTGATGCTCACTCTCTTTCTGAAAACTTCTACAAGGGAACAGGTAATTTCAGTGATGATCCCAAGAAGTCATTAGAGAGGTTTGGTATGTGGGGAGGTACTTTGAATGTGAATCAATTCATGCCAAATGTAACTTCAGACATGCTGAAACCAAAAGATACAGACTTCATTGAGCCAATGTTCAGAATGCTTTCAGCTTCTATTGTAGCAAAGAAGTACAATCCAACTGAATTTCCTGAACAGGTACTCAAAGAGTCTATGTCATTACTGATTGGTCAGTCTGTAAATCTTGATCATGAAACAGATGTGGCCAATGCTATCGGATCAGTTAAATCTGTTGAATGGCAGGATGCTTACAAAGATGAAAAGACTGGCATAGTAATACCTGCTGGTATAAACGGTATACTGAAGATAGATGGGTTATCGAATCCACGTATAGCTCGTGGTATACAAATGGATCCACCTTCTATACATTCTAATTCTGTAACTGTAGAGTTTGCATGGAAACCATCCCACCAATTTGAGGATATATGGGAGTTCTATTCTAAACTTGGTACATATACAGATAAGGGAGAACTTATACGTAGGGTTGCTACAAAGATAATCTCTTATAAAGAGACATCTCTGGTATGGCATGGAGCTGATCCATTTGCTCAATTGATTAAGAGTGGTAGGTTAAATAGCCCTGCTTATGCTGGAAGTCAGTATTATTCTTTTTCCGAAGAGAAAGCAGCCGAGGCTAATGATCCGATAAAGAGGGTATCTCTATTCGACTTCAAGGTTCTTTCAGAAAAAGATATAAAGTACAATACCAGTAAATCTAATAATGAAAAGGGTGCCGGAAAGGGTAACCATAATAACCAAAATAATAAAACAAACATGGACAAAGAATTGCAGCAGATGCTTGCGAGCCTCTTTGGTGAAAATCTTTTGACCCTTTCTGAAGGTCAGGAAGTTTCGACAGAGCTGGCTCTCACTCAGATTAAAACTCTGGTACAGCAGAACAAGGACTTCGCTGATGCTGTGAAGGCGAAGGATGAGGAAATTGAAAAACTCACTGAGGAAAAGACCAATCTTGAAAAAGACCTCAATTCTTACAAGGAGGCTAAAGAGAATTGGGATTGCCACATTAAATCGTATCGTGAGGAAACGGTGGCAGCATATAAGAAAGTTTCTGGTGAGGATAAGGTAGACCAGAATATCCTGGCTTTACTGGAGAATGAAGGAACAACTCTGGAGACTCTCAAAGCTCTGCGTAAGACTTATGATGCACAGCTGGAAGAGAAATTCCCCATGCACTGCAATAATTGCGGTTCTCATGATGTTGGCCGAGCATCATCTATTAATCCCGAAGATGATGAGGAAAAGAATAAGGCACCGAAATCTACTCGTGATATAGCTTTAACTTTGGCAGATCGTAAACTTCGGGGAGAAAAGAAATAACAAACAACTAAAATATCAAGTTAAATTATGGCAGACTTACACAAAGTGGGTGGACGGACCCCCCAGGCTGTGATTTACAAAAGTGAATCGCACAAGCTTCATCAGGCATTTCCGGTAAAGAGTGGCGATACCATCGTTCAGGGTCAACCGGTAAAACTTAATGACGATGGAACTATCTCTCCGTATACTGGGGCAGCTGGTGATATGTATCTCGGTATTGCTGTTAACTACAGTAAATATCCTGCATATCCTGCAAATGCAGCTGGTGTAGAAGTAACTGTAATGGTAGAAGCCTTTGCAATTATACACGGTATAGCTAAGGCAGAGCTTACCACCACTGGTTATGTTAAGACCGATGGAACTTTGGATGAAAGCGGAACGTATACAAACTTCCAGCCCTCCGATGCAAATGCAGAGACTAAGTTCATAGCTATCAACGTAGCTGAGGTTGGTGATCTGATTCAAATCCTGGTAAAATAACAGAAAATAACATTACTAAATATGGCAGAAAAAACCTTAACTCGGGAGCAGTACTTAAAGGAGCTTCCCGAAATTGTAAAGAACATGGATGGCTTCCGTCAGGGAAGCAACAAGAGTCTCCCAGTGGATATTCATCTGGGTGATATGCTCCAGGAGAAATACGGTCTCACTCAGGAGGATTATTTCAAGGCTATCGGTTTCAACCCGAAAGTTGATACGATGGAGAATATTTACTCCATGCCTAATCCTGAGCTGCGTTGGCTTGTTCCTGAGATTGTACGTGAGGCAATCTATCTTGGAATGCGTGAGGCACCTTTCTATCCGAACATCATTGCATCTGATCAGCCTATTAATGGGCTAACGGCTATCATGCCTCTGGTAAATATGTCGGATGCTAATCCTGCACGAGTTAACGAGGCAGAGACAATTCCTCTGGGTACTGTATCCTTCGGACAGAAGTCGGTAAACCTTTTCAAGATCGGTAAGGGATTCAAGGTAACCGATGAGGTACGTAGCTATGTATCCATGGATGTAATGGCCATCTTCCTTCGTGACTTCGGTGTTCAGCTTGGTTATGCAATGGATGCTCTGGCAATGGATGTACTCGTAAAGGGTAACAAACTTGATGGTTCTGAATCGGCTCCTGTTATCGGTGTAGGTGATACTCAGAATGGTATACAGTATCGTGACCTTCTCCGGGTATGGATTCGTGCATCTCGCCTTGGTCGTCAGTTCCGTACTATTATCGGTGGTGAAGAGCAGGCACTTAATCTGCTTGATCTGCCTGAATTCAAGTTACGTTCGTCGGGTACTACTGATGCTCGCTTGAACCTGAAGACTCCAGTTCCAAATTCGGCAGACTTCTATATTCACGGTGGAACTCCAGAAAATGAGGTAATGCTTGTAGATCCATCGGCTGCCATGATTAAGTTGACTGCTAAGCAGCTTATGCTTGAGTCTGAACGTATAGTATCGAACCAGACAGAGGCTATTTATGCTTCGTTAACTACTGGTTTCTCGAAGATGTATCAGGATGCTTCTATCCTCATAGATGCAACTAAGGAATTCTCTACCAATGGATTCCCTGATTACATGGATGTAGATAATTACCTGAAAGGCATCCTCGAATAATTAAACCACTTAACAATATAAGGAGGGAGTATATACTCCCTCCTTTAATCCATTTAACTATGGCAAAATACATAAAACTTAATCCAAAGGCAAGTATCTTCTATGATCAGGCTTCTAAGATTAAGGTACTTCGCAAGGATGTTGTTGAGATAACCGAGAATCAGTTTAATTCCCGGGTAATCCGAGCAGCTATTGCAAATGGTTACCTTATAGAAGCTAAGGCAGAAGAAGTTAAAGTCAAGACAGAAGAAGTTAATCCTAAGAAGAAAGCTGATTCAAAGAAAGAAGTGGACACAGAAGCTCTTAAAGATAAGTTCATTGGTCTTATAGAGGCAGGCGAAGCTCCAGAAAAAATAAAGGGTCAGTTCAATGGAGAAGAGCTGAAAGCTTTGGCTATCTCTTTAGATATTGAACCAGAAGATGGTGATACTAAGCTTGACTTGGTAAATGCCATTTTAGATGAGTTTAACAGCGGAGAAGACGAGTAATATATGAAAACGGTGGATTTTTTATCTACCGTAGTTGGACTAAATGCAAGGTTCAGGGCATTCGCTGATGAGCTACCTCATGATTTCACGGTAACATGGGTATTTGGTGATGGGAAGACAGAATCACATGTAGGTGTGGTAACTGCTTCCCATCTTTATGAAAATCCTGGCGACTATGTTGTCAAGGTAACAATAACAAATAACTATGGTGGAGAGAATCTTTCCAAAACCAATGTAATCGGAGTTAGTGATCAAGTAAATACCCAGTTGCCTGGCAGTATCTATGAGCTGATAGACACTTATATTCCTGAGGATATCTTCGGTAAGGTTTCTCTTAAAGAGAAGCAGCAATTCATTGAAAAATGGCAGCTGTATATTCAGCCGCTAGTAAATCATGAGATTCCCATAGAGGAATTTAATAATGAGTTGTATTATGAAGCTCTAGAAAACCAGCTAATTATGGAATTGGCAGCCTATGATTATATGGTTGTACAAATATCTTTAATGGTTGGTGCTACTGCAGAATCGGTTAAAGACAGTAACTCAACCTCTAGCTCAGAATCAGAATCTTCTGAATCAAGTAGAGGTTCAGGTGAGGTTAAACGAATACAAACAGGTCCAACTGAGGTAGAATTCTTCAACGATACAGACTCAGAATCTAAAACCTCATCCAATGTTATAAAAGCAATGCAACCAGGTGGAGTTATTGATATACTCAAACAAAACCTGTGTATGCTTGCTGAAAGACTTTCCATATATCTACCTATTTGCAGAACAGTGAAGAAGGTAGTAGTTCCAAAAGTAGTCAATCACCGGAGGCCAGGTCCATTAGATGGCCCAGACCCAGGCTTCCCAGTAAAGAAGTAGGGTATGGCACGAAGGAAAAGGATTACTAATGGAGTATGGGATAGATACAAAGCCATAGTAAATGACTTTGTTGAAGTGGATGCAGGGAAGCAACCTCTAATCTGGTTGAAGAGATTTGACCAGATGTTATCTTACGGTGAAGATACTGGAAACAACTATGAACCGTATCTATTGGATGGCTTAATCCAATATAACTACATAAGAACTTGGCCTTCATTAAAAGAAACCGTATCAGGTGAATTAGACGGTATCAATATTGTGCTATACGTAACCAAGAGGTCATTAGCAGAGAATGGACATTTAACCAAAGATGGTTACTGGGACTTTGACTGGGCACAGGATAAGTTTGTAATCAATGGTAAAGTATATTCTCCATCTGGTGATACTCAAGTTGCTCAAGCACATGATGAGGCTTTGTTATTCTTTGTAGTATTGAAGAGAGAGACTCCTGAAGAGACGAAAAAGATACTTAATTACATGGAAAATGTAGGCAAGTACCTTGAGTTGACCAAGTACATCCTTGAACTAAACGAAATGAATAATTACGAGGATGAAACTACCGTAAAGACGAATACTACATTTAGAGTTAGACCCAAATAAAAAAAAAAATGGCTGAAGTAAAACAGAACGGTGTAGTTGTTAGTCCTTCCACTGGTTCTGGTGATACCACTTTACAGGTAAAGGCAGAAGTTGCTAACCGTGGTAACCGTTTAGCTCAGACTGCCACTTTTGAAGTAGAGGGTTCCGGTGTAGCTGGGAAGAAGCAATTTGTTGCTAACCATCTCCCAGCTGCAGAGTTCATTGAGTTTGATAATGCTAGCCCAGCAGTTGATAAGGGTGGTGGTAGTGTAACATTAACTGGTAAATCCAATACTACCAAGATTACCTTTTCAAAAGGTGCTGGTGATGTCATAGGTGCAGATATTTCTGCAATCAAATTTACTGCAAACGGAGCTTCTGCAACTAGTGGTATTGCAATAACTGGTGACCCCGGTGCTAAAGCTAAGTACACTTTTAGTGTTACTTTGACTGCAGCAGCAAACGAAACAATTGAAGCCAGAACTCAGCAGATTATTGCTACTGCTGCTGGTGGACAGAAGGCTACGGCTACACTGAATCAGACTGCTGGTGATCCATTTATCGAAGTTACACCGATAGAGATCGATGTACCTCAGGATGGTTCTGCAGTTCAGGTTACGGTGGATACCAACACCACATTCACTGTTACTCCCAAATCGTAAAGATACGGAGTTTTGGTATAGTAGGGTGGGATATCTCTACTATACCCCAAATTTAATACTTAAAGTATGGCAAAAGTTACTATACCATGGGGTGATGGCTCGGGTGATAATTTTTACATAGATTACACTGGAGTTGAAGGGAGTTCAGAATCACTCATAACTTCTGATATTAACCAAACCGGAGTAGAAAGGAGGAAAACTATAGTATTTAGAACTACAACTTCAAATGTAGTAACTGCATTACAATCCGAGGCTTATTTAACAGTAATTCAAAAGACAGACAGTTTGGTAGTAGCTATGTTTAATAACACCGTTGCTACGTTCGGTACTTCAGAAGTTAAAGCTGGTTGGAGAGATACTAAAAACAATCAATAGATATGGCAAAGTTTGTAGATATAAATTCTCTTACTGAGAAAGTAAACCCAGATGGTGACGAACAGATTCAGGTATCTGATACTCAGAAATTTATATGGAAAAATGCTCTTATGAATTCAGGGGGATTCATAGGGGCTATTCTGTCGTATGCTACCCAGTATGCGATGGGCAACACTACCGACAGACAAACCATCATTTCAATGCTGGGGCAGCTGTTCTACAATACCGGTTCCAGAGCCAATAGCTTTTTTCGGTTCGTCTGTGGGTCGGTAACTATCTCGGGTGGTACGCCTAAACCTAAACAGGAATATTTCGGGGTCGTCTTTTATGATGCCTATTACACGCGGACGTACGCTGTGTTCTTTGGTTTTGAGAATGGTGCTGTTCCGGTCACTTTTTTCCAGAGATCGGGAAATTACGTGACCGATTCTCCCGTAGACGATAACTTCGTTACGAACATAATAAAAGGTACGTCGTGGACTAAACTCGGCACCCTTGATTTTACGGCTCTCCTTAAACAGACTTATGGAACCAATACGCAGTTTTTAGCTCCGGTACAAGGGAGCGAGGTATTGCTGACTACGACCGTAGAACGTATTCTGTACGCACTGGGTTTCCGCGGGACGAATACCAATTTCCGTTTCCTGACGGGAGTGAACAGTACGTCGGAAACTTACTGGGGGGTTGCTTTCTACAACTCCGGCCAGAGCAAGACGTTTACGGTACTGTTCGGTATCGGAGGAAGCTCGCTTCCGGTCGGTATGTACCAAAAGAGCGGTAATGTGACCGCGCAAAAATCGGTGGACAGCGAGTTCATTCAGGATGTGCTGTCGACATGGACTAAATCGTGGTCGCTGAATAGTCAGGGGACTATCTATACGTCTGACGTAATAGCAGCTACTTCCGACAAACCGATAACGCTGCCTGGTCAATTCGCGTTTCCGAGTTTAACGGACTTGAAGACGGACGCCTTCGTAAAGCAGATGATCCACAACTCGGGGTATCATGAGTCGAACTCTTGTTTCAGACAACTTATCGCCCCCTATGTTATCGGAGGCACCGGTTCGCAGGTTCAGTGCTACTACGGAGTCACGTGGTATAACGGCTACTACGGGAGAACGTACACGATGCTGGTGAACATGGAGCGTGCCAACGGGAAGTATATTACGCTGTACCAGAAACAGGGACGCCATATCGAAAGCAATCCTACGGATGATGCGTATGTAACCGATGTGCTGACAGGAGACTGGTTGAAAGTCGCCGATATAGGTACCGGTGGTTCGGAGCCTACGCCAATAGAATCACTGGCTGCAGAAAAAGTTTTAGTAGAAGCACCAACTTTATTCGATGAAGATACCTCAAGTACGTGGGATCCAACTGCAGCTAATAATTTACAGGAATTAGTTAATGGACTTCTATACCGAATTGGTGTTAGAATAACCTCAGACGGTCTGAATTTAGGATTCCGTGTTGCACAGGCAAACGGTAAAATAGCAATCATTGTTAATGATCAATCCTCATCAGATTACTCTGTATTCCTGTTCAGTGGTGGTTCTGTTATATACACATACTTGATCGACCAGAGTTATGTCATGGAGTGGATAGGTAACTATTCATCAGATAGTGATATAATAGCTAGCATAGAGAGTGATGGTAGTGAAACAGGTATGCTTGATTTGGCTGGTATAAATAATTTTGCTACTAAGGCATACGTAAGACCGAACGATGCTGTACTGACGATGTTCCCCTCGGGTTACAGAACTGTTATCCCGGGAGAGAACTTAACTACTAATTTAACCTCTGGAACCCTGAAAGTACAAGTTCCAAGTTTGCTTACTGCACAAGTAAAGAATGGTCCATTCCGTGATGCTGTAATAGACGTTCCATATGGTGTTACTGTACAGTTTGCTGATCAAGTAGGTATAGTATATAAAGCAGATGGTGTTGATGGATTTACTGCTACATCTGGTAGAAAGGTATATACTATTCACTTTGTGCCTACAACGTCGTCGACTACTAATATAACCTTTAGAGCATTTGTAAACGTGACAAACTATAAGTAGGATGCTTACTGCTTTTTTTGCTTCACAGAATGGTACAAGTAAAACAGTGCCAAAAACTCTGACATATCAGTTTGAGAATAGTTCTGGTATGGGATTATCCATAGTACAAGGTAACCCAGAAAACCCATTAACTTCAAGAACTGTAAAGGTACCATTTAGTAATGATCCTTATGTAATTACTAGCAGGTTATCATCAGAGGGGAATATAACTCCTATGATATCTGTTAAGTCAGAAAATAACTGGGTATTAAACATCAGAGTTTATTTAAGGAAATACGGTACTGCTACTGATACATTCTTAGGTGGGTTAAATGTAGATAAAGATCATTATGGTACTAACACTATAAGTGGTACTACAAAAGTTAACTTTGGTGATACTTTAATTTATAGAATAGGTTTACTTGATGGAGTATTAACTTCTAAATCTATTGCTCATACCTTCCCAACAGGTAGTATCCAAGATCCATTCTATGAATTTAGTATGGAGGATTTATACACAACAAGTTTCATAGGTATGGAGTTAAAAAGAGATGAGCCATACCCTTATGACTTGGAAGTAAATTTAGGACCCAGTACAAAAGGTACTTTCGAGGATTGTAATGCAGTAGTAGAGTTCTACGAGAAATATAACGGTAAGATTGGTGAGATAACATTTAAATCCAATACAGGGGATAATATTGGTGAGACCCTAGTTGGTATGGATACTAACAAAAAAGTGGTTATGTATTTAAAGTATGTAACCAGTGCTGGTGTAGTACCCCCAACTCCATCAAAAGTTGCAATTAATTTTACTGTGGGTATTTCTCCTCATTCACCCGGTACAGAAACTACGATATTCATTTATAATAAGGCAAGAACCCGATTATTAAAGAGTGTGACTTATGAAGATGGAGATGTAAGAGTTGGTTCTTCTACAGAGTTTACTAACGTACCTAATAGTGATAACAATGTATATTACTTAGTTATTACTGGGTCAGTGAATAGGTCAGAGTTATTTAACTTCTACGATGGAGGAGTATACATTTTCTAAAATAAAAGTATTATGAAAATATCAAAACTTGGATGGCTGTACGTAGCATTGCTAATAGCCTCAGTAATAATCTTCTCTTGTATTTGGAGATGGCTGGACAACGGACTGGTAGCATTCTTGCTCATTTTATATCCGATAGTGTATTTCATTGCCGGATATTTTGCTCATTATCTCAAAATAAAGGCAGCCATTAAGAAAGAATAGGCAATGTCCAGTATCTTAAAAGAACATCAACATAAAACTAAGTTTGGTAAGTTCTTGCATACTCTGGTGCATATCCTTTTGTATATTTGGCAACTACCTCAAAACTTAGCAGGTTTAATATACATGATAGTACTAAGGGGAGAGAAAAGGATTCTTAAACAAAGAGGCACTGCTTTCTATGTAGCTCCTACAATGAATGGCGGTGTAAGTTTGGGAAACTACATCTTTCTTTCAGAAAGGTCAGGATTAAAGGAGCCTGCTTATGATCACGAGTTTGGTCATTGCATACAGTCTAGAATACTTGGGCCATTATATTTACCCATCGTAGGATTGTGCAGTGGTCTTCATTGCCTATTCCATAATAGAAAGAATAATTACTACGAATTCTGGACAGAGAAATGGGCAAACAAACTTGGTGGAATAGAAGGTTATGCCGGAGAGTACCATTATCATAAGGATGGTGTAATAAGAACTGTTTACTCAGAGTTAAAGGACTTTTACGATAAACATTTTTAACAATGGCAAGAACGGTTAATATCACTCTACCTAAAATATCAGACCTGGTTCTTCAAGTAAAGTTAAACGGTGAATGGCAAACGGTTGAAGCTTTAGTAAGTAACCTTGGTCCAAGTATGCAGATAGGGTATGATAGAGCCGTAGATAAGTTCTCAAGATCTTTACTGTCAATAGTTAAGAAGTCACTAACTTTGGGTATACCACCAGTTGGTGGTGGGGTAACTTGGCAACCGTTATCCCAAGCTACTATAGAAAGATACGGACAACATCCTATTTATAACCTGACTGGCCTTTATTCTAGGTCAGTTGGGTTATATAGGTATAAATCGAGAGTTCTAATAGGATTGCCTATTGGAATTAGGAGATCTTCTCAGAAAAAATTAACACTAAACCAGCTTGCTAAAATGTTGGAATCTGGATCCAGTGATGGTAGGATTCCTCCAAGGCCAGTATGGGCACCTTCTCTTAAAGCTGTTGGTGGTAAGAATAAGCTAAAGCAACTTATCCTAACAGAGATACGCAGAGAACTTCAAAAATATGGTGTAAGACCCAATCAAGTAAAATGGTAAATTCTCAGGAAATTATAGAGAGGTCCATATACATGGCTCTATTGAATATGGCCATTGAATTGGGCTACACTATAAACCCAGAAGACTATCTCCCAACCAGTGCAGAAAATGCTGCAAGGTTTAAAGAAGACCTTAAAAAGATCATCGATGACAAGGGGTTCTATATAGGTATCTTTGGAGTGGGTAATAATCATTCCAGAGGTATAAAGGAAACCCCAAGAATAGTAGTTGATTCAGAAGGATTTTATCCAGGAGACATAGGACTACCAAGAAAAATAACCCAGAAAGAAGAGGGTATAGGTTACACAGCAACAGAAGTACCTTATGAATCCCTATCACAATATATGAACATAAGATTATGTGCTCATTCTTCAGAACATATGAGATTGTTGCATCAAATTATGTTCTGGTCAGTACCACAAAGAGGTTACTTAAAACCCTACGATGAACCCGAGTTCCTATTCACAGGTAACATATACCTTAGGATAGTTAACTTTTACAATATGCCAGACCTGGAAAACGGGTTAATGGAAAAAGTATATCAATTTGAAGTACAGGATTGCCTCCTAGAGAAAAATACTCCTCCAGAGGTAATTACTCCAATAAGAGATATTTCTGTTCTTCTAGAAAATACAGATTATACAATTAAAGTACCATAATATATG